ATAATAATATTTATATTAAGAATAATGATTACCTCGAAGTTTAGTTATTCTTCGAAGTAAAGTTTATCTCGAGGTTAGTTAGAATCTCTTGGGTGTTTTAATAGCTTTGAGTATTTCTTCTACTTGGTTCTTTACTTGGTTTAGTTTTGTATTGTCTGTAATGGTAAAGGTAGAAGTATGAGAATTAAATTGAGGAGTAGTAATGTTTCTTTTCTTGGTTTAAGGAATAAATAAAAACCAAGGAGATAATTCTTTCCTTGGTTTTGTGTTTTAAAAATATATTTAATTATTTACCTGAAAGTTTGTCTATGATTAAACCCATTAGTGCTAATAAAGCTATTAGGGCTATTGGTATTAATTTCCAAAGGAGTAGTCCAAACCAAAGGTAAAGAGGTAATAAGAGGATATCAGTGAATGACATGAGAGGTTCTCCAGTTAAGAGTACTCTACTGATGCATGAATAGACCTTATGCCACAAGAGGAAATCACCAGCAGAGTACTCTTAGATGGAGTGCCTTTTTGTATAGAAGGCTAACTATATACTCTCAAGGACTGCCGCTTTCCCTCAAGAGAGTATGAGTGCTGTTTTTGACTAGAACAGCTAACTAGTTTTAGGAGGCTCTATGTTTACACCTCCAAACCAGTAGGATGCAAAGCCTACTGGAATGAAGTCAGGTGCTCTTTTCACTAGAGAGCTAACTAGTCCTGTCCAAGAGGATACCACTCGTGAGTCAAAAGTGGCAAGGGTCTACTAGTACACGAGGAATAATATACTAGCATGAATATGGGCTACTTATACTAAGAGGTAAGAAGTATAAGCCCCAAAGGATAGCAACTGGCAAGGGAGGGAAACGATTGCTAACCTGAATGGGTGAGTAGTCCAGAGGTTACTCTGGTTAAGCACGGTCTTGAGGGAATTGCTTACTACTCATGGGTTATTTCTCTCCTGGTTTAGGGAGAAATGAAATATGGTGGGAAGCCTAGGACTCGAACCTAGATACTCCGAAGAGCGGCAGATTTACAGTCTGCTGGTTTAACCATTCACCCAACTTCCCAGTTGGTCTCCTCAACAGGACTCGAACCTGTAACCTACAGTTTAGAAGACTGTTACTCTATCCTATTGAGTTATGAGGAGGGGTAAGCAGTTTAGACTCATGCTCAGGAGTTCTTTTCACAACGTTTGGAGAACGTCAGTTAGAGGAGATTTTCCATGACAACTTAAGAGTGTCGAGTACATAATACACAAATCACAAACCAAGTTAAAGCTCTTCTATACGAGCTTGTGTGTGATCTTGGTTCCAATGTACTACAACAAGCTTTTGTTGTTGTGAGTCTACTGGATACATGAAGCAAGCCCAGTCATCTGTTGGTTGTTCGTTACAGATGATCTGGTTATGTTGTTCGTCATAGTAGATGTGAGTTTCATTGAGATCTGCATGAACTAAAGGAGACAGTAAGAGTAGAAGTAACTTTTTCATTCGAGCACTCCCTTGGATACTTCAAGCATTTTAGCTTCTATGTTGTACAGTTCATTAATAAGGGTTACATAGTTTTGAACAGCTTCTGCTTGTTGTTTAAGAATACGGAGTCGTTTAGATGAAAGGCTTAAAAGGATTTTTATCTCTTGTTCTTTTTTGGGTAGGTTGTATGATTTTTGGTTTTCTACTGGTACTGGGATGGGTGATTCCTTTTGTACAAATAAGTAACGATACCAAAGAACACCGTTCAGTTCATACTGAAAGAGAGAATCAGGAAGAGCAGAAACATCAAAGCTTGCCATCTCAAGCTGGTGTTCTGACTGATCAGGATTATTCGTCTCAAAGTAGAGAGGAACATTAGTAGGCGAGAAATGCATATGATACATAGAGAACTCCTTAGTTGTTTAATTTAATTCTTTAAGGTCTTCTTCATTAATGTTGTTATCTTTCAGTTCTTGAAGCACAGAGTGATAGATACTACCTAGCATATACAGTTGACTGACTGATTTATGTGTAAAAGAGATTCCTTGGTCAGGTAAGTAGACAGCACTAACCATATAAAAGGACAGTACACTTTCTTTGTTCTCTTCTAGATCAGCAAGAGTCTTCTTAAGCATAGTGATGATTTCATCTACGCTTTGAGTAGGAATAAACTCTTTTTCTGCTACTTGATTTGCAATGAATCTAGTAGAGATTTCTACAAGGGGATCATTATTAGAGTGAGGCATCTTCAAAATCCTTAAGAGGTCTACCTAAAGCGTCTTCAATAGCAAAGCCTGCTGCCAATACTGAAAGAGGAGTTCCATTGATTATGTTTAGTACTTGGTGTTGATCATCACCTGCGTCTGCTACAGCAAAGACAGAGAAAGAAAATACCTTTCCTTCTTTAAGAGAATTAACTAACTCTTCAAGAGCTTCAATAGAACTCTGACGTTCAGATGGATTAATGGTAGGTGTAGTTGTTGCTACTACTTTAGCTAGAGCTTTGATCTTCTGTTGGTACTCAGAGATTTCTTCTTTGGTTTCAGTCTTTGTCTGAGGTAAGTTTTTGAAGTGTGTCTGAAATTTCTTCAAGTTCATGGATGTTTACTCCTTGATGATGTAAATAAATAAAGTTGCCTTTAGAAAATGCAAAGAGTGCTTCAGGTGTACAAATTTTACCTGCTTGATAAACAAGCTTGCCATCTTTTTCTGTAGTTAAGTTGTAACAGAAGTCTCCTAAGATTAGATCTGGTTCTCTAAGGTGTTCAATAAGTCTGGTGAGAGATTCAATGATTTCTTCTTTGTCACCAATCTTGTTATGACGCTTTTGTTTTTCAATAGACAGCTTAAGTAGATTCTCATCTGTATAATCATCTGTCATACTAAACTTCTCCTTAATGTTAAATGAGTGATATATGGAAACTGAGTTAATACCCAAAAACCAAATAGTAAGTAAAGAAGAGCTTACTGATTTGATGCCTAAAAAGATGAAAGGCTTGATTACAGATGAAACTGTAAAGATGATGAATGATTGTTTAGTAGAACCAGAGATGGCTAAGATCTACAGAGAGAATCTAATTAGTTACTCTGGAATACTGAAGGATGGTGGTTATAGTTTAGAAAGATTCTTCCAAGCTATTAAGTACTGCTCTTATAAGTTGGGTGGTATGAGTAACCAAGAAGCTTGGATGAGAACCTTCCCTGATAGATATCAGAAACACATTAGTGCTGGTAAGAGTTTACAAGAGATATCTGTTCTGGTTCACTCTTGGAATAAGAGTAAGCTAGTAACCAAGATACAGGAGCAAGCATTAGTTCCTAGCTGGATATTGAATAATGATATCTATCAGGAAGCAGTTAATATGCAGGCTCATATCATGAGAACTGCTAAGAGTGAGAAGGTTAGGAGTGATGCAGCTAATAGTTTATTGAATCACTTGAAACCACCAGAGACTTCTAAGATACAGTTAGATATTGGACAGAAGACTAGTCAGCATATTCAAGAGTTGAGAGATGCTATTAAGGAATACTCTGATACTCAGTTGATGGCTATTAAAAGTGGTAATGCTGATGCTAAATTGATAGCTGAGAGTATTCTTGTAAGGGGTGAAGATGAGCAAGGTTGAAGAGTTACTGGATAATGTCAGTTATGAGAATGACAAGATGTATGTTCCTTCTAGTTTTGCTTTAGAGATGGTTAACTTTATTAAGTTAGTTAATGGCGCAGAAGGAGAAGAAAACAAAACACCAGTATTACATTTAAGGATGCTAGATCAGTTTGTAAGTCACGAAAGAAGAATTGCAAACATGGTACATCGAGGTAGTGGTAAGAGTACTTTGATGGAATATTTGATTTTATATCTGGCAGTCTTTGGTGGCGAGCTTCCTGGTTTTGGAAGAATAGAGTTAGCTCTGTATATATCAGACTCTATTGATAACGGTGTTAAGACTATGAGGAAGAACTTACAGTACAGGTATGACAATAGTGAGTTCTTACAAGAGTACATACCTCAAGCTAGGTTTACTGATATTGAATGGAGCTTTACTAATAAGGATGGTAAGGTTTTTATTGTTAAGGGTTATGGTGCTAGTACTGGTGTACGTGGTACGAGAGCACAAGGCAAGAGACCTAAGTTAGCTTTATTAGATGACTTGGTTTCAGATGAAGATGCTAAGAGTCCTACTATTCTTCAATCTATTAAAGATACAGTACATAAGGCAGTAGAGTTTGCTTTGCATCCTAGTCAGAATATGGTGATATGGAACGGTACTCCATTTAACCAATCAGATCCTTTGTATGAAGCTATTGAGAGTGGAGCTTGGGTAAGTAACGTATTCCCTGTATGTGAGAGGTTCCCCTGTACCAAGGAAGAATTCAGAGGTAGTTGGGAAGATAGATTTACCTTTGAGAAGATACAGGGAGATTATCTAAGACATAAAAAGCAAGGTACTCTTGCAGAATTTAATCAGGAGATGATGCTTAGAATTATGAGCAATGAGGAGAGACTGATTAGTGCTGGAGATATTAGATGGTATAAAAGAAAGCAGTTACTAGAGAATAGGAGTAACTTTAATTTCTATATCACTACTGACTTTGCTACTACTGAGAAAGAATCAGGAGATTATTCTGTTATTAGTGTATGGGCACTTAACTCTAATGGAGACTGGTTCTGGGTAGATGGTACTTGTGCTAGACAAGACATGGGTAAGAATATGGATGATCTATTCTCTTTGGTTCAAAGATATGAACCTCAGAGTGTAGGTATTGAAGTAACAGGTCAACAGGGTGGATTCATTCCTTGGATACAACAAGAAATGATGTCTAGGAATATCTGGTTTACTTTGGCTAGTAAAGATAACTCTGATAGACCTGGTATTAGACCTAATACTAATAAGCTCCAAAGATTTAATATTGTTGTTCCTTGGTTCAAACAAGGGAAGATGTATTTCCCTGTTGGTTTGGAAGGTAACAATTGTTTGCAAGAGATGCTAGATGAATTATCTTTAGCTAGTGTAGGAGGCTTTAAGAGTAAGCATGATGATGCAATAGATACTATCTCTATGCTTGCTTCTCTTAAGACTTTCAGACCTAGTGGAGCTACTCCTGTTAAGTTTGCAGATGGTGTATATAGTCTGGAAGAACCAGGAGAGGAATATACTAATTATTACGTGGTGTAATTATGACTCTAGATGAATTCGTGAAATGGGTTACCAGAGTAGAGTTAAGTCAGCACTTTACTGGTGAGACTGACTTGATAGGTAGTCCAAAGAATATGGTTAAGTTAATAACAATCATAAACCAAGGATTGAGAGAGCTACACTCTAAGTTTCTTATAAAGAAAGGAGTGATTATGCTTGAGCTTAATCCTTGTTGTTATAGATATGTGCTAGAAGATAAGAGACCTTATCTTAAAGCAATGGATTGTCCTATTAACTTGCTTAAGATATTGGAAGTAGTTGCTTGTGATGGTAGACAAGTAAGACTTAATGCTACGCATAGAGTTAAACCTTGTCCTAAGATTATGGTTGAAGTTTTTACTCCTAACTATAAGACTCTTGAGTTTAATACTGATTGTGGATTGTTTAGGATTAACTATAGAAGACATGGAATGTTAATCCCAGAACCAACACAAGTAGATAGATTCAGGATGGATGACTATGAGTTAGATATTCCTGAGATATATATTGAAGCTCTTACTTATTATGTGTGTATGAAAGTATTTGCTCCTATTGCTCCTACTGTTGGTGAAGGCGTACAGAATAATCCTGCTCTTATTTATAGTGCTAAATACAAAGCTGAGTGTGATGCTCTTAAAGAGACTGATGTAGAAGAAGATGGAGTAGGTAACTATCAGCAAAGATTTATGGAGACAATGCTGCCATGAAAGAAATACTAGAACCAGTAAAGCTTACTGATTGGAAGAATGAACCTACTCTTAAACAACTGAAGTTAGACTTCAGTAATTCTCAGAGTGCTCATCAAGCAGCAGTAGCTAAGATAGATGATTGGAAGGATGCTTATCACTGCAGAGGTAAGTATGAAGTACCTAAGCTCAAAGGTAGAAGTTCAGTACAACCACAAGTAATTAGGAAGCAAGCTGAATGGAGATATGCAGCTTTAAGTGAACCTTTCCTAAGTTCTACTGACTTGTTTGAAGTAAGTCCTGTTAGTCATGAGGATAGAGCTGCTGCTAGGCAGAATAGTCTGGTATTGAATAACCAGTTTCAAACCAAGATAGATAAGACTAGGTTTATTGATACGTATATCAGAACTGCTGTAGATGAAGGTACTGTTATTGTTAAACTAGGGTGGGATTACAAAGAAGGGCAGGTAGAAGAACCTGCTTATATTTTTGAATACTTACCTGTGCCACCAGAAGCACAAGAACAAGCACAACAACAATTAGAACAACTATTAGAACTACAAGCTAAAGAGCCTGATAGCTTTAATCAGATTGATCCTGCTATGAAAGAGATGGTCTTGTTCTATCAAGAGAATGGTCAGTTAGTTATTCCTTCCTTGGTTCAGGAAACTACAGCAATGGTTACTAAAGCTATAGTCAATAAACCAACTCTTGAAGTATGTGATTATAGAAGTGTAGTTATAGATCCTACTTGTGAAGGGGATATGACTAGAGCTAACTTTGTTATTTATAGCTTCCTGAGTTCAATGAGTGAGCTTAAGAAGGCAGGTATCTATACTAACCTTGATAGGATTAATATGGATACAGAAAGTATCTTAGGTATGCCAGATGAAGCCTTCATTCAACAAACAGATATCTTCTTCAAGGATAAACCAAGAAGAAAATTGATGGTGTATGAGTATTGGGGATACTGGGATATTGATGGTACTGGTGAGACTAAACCAATAGTAGCTACATGGGTAGGAGATACTCTAATTAGATTAGAAGAGAATCCTTATCCTGATGGTGAGATTCCTTTCGTTGTAGTGTCCTATTTGCCTGTTAAGAGGTCAGTATATGGAGAACCTGATGGTTCACTATTAGTAGATCACCAAAGGATCATAGGAGCTCTTACAAGAGGTATTATTGATCTTATGGGTAAGAGTGCTAACAGTCAGACTGCTATTCCTCAGAATATGCTTAATGCTATTAATAAGCGTAGATTTGAGAATGGTGAAGATTATGAATACAATCCTAATATCAATCCTGCTGTAGGCATCTATCAGCATAAGTATCCTGAAGTACCCAATAGTGCTATGGGCTTTATTCAGTATATGGCGGGAGAAGCAGAAGCTCTTACTGGTGTAAAAGCTTTTAGTACTGGTGGAGGTATTACTGGTGAAGGAATGGGTGAGAGTGCTACTGGTGTTAGAAGTGCAATGGATGCTGCTTCTAAAAGAGAGATGGGTATTCTTAGAAGATTGAGTAATGGAATTATTCAGATTGGTAGAAAGATTATTTCTATGAATGCAGTCTTTCTTGATGAAGAAGAAATTATTAGAATTACTAATGATGAATTTGTAAAAGTAAGAAGAGATGATTTAGCTGGTAACTTTGATTTAAGATTAACTATATCTACTGCTGAAGCAGATAATGAGAAAGCTAAAGAACTAAGTTTTATGTTACAGACTATGGGTAATAATATGGCTCCTGAGATGAGTCAGATTATCTTGGGTGAGATTGCTAGATTAAGAAATATGCCAGACTTGGCTCATGTAATAGAGAACTACAAACCTGAACCTGACCCATTAGAAGAAGAAATGAAGCAATTGCAGTTAGAGAAACTTAAAGCAGAGATTGAAGCTCTTAGAGCAGAGGCTCAAGAAGCTCAAAGCAAAGGACAAGTTAATATATCTAAGATTCCCACTGAACAAGCTAAAGCTAATAAGCTACAGAATGAAGCTGATCAGAAGAGCTTAGACTTTATGGAACAGTACCAAGGCATTGACCAGAACAAGAAGAAAGAGCTTGAAGATCAGAAAGCAAATAATGCTTATGCTCTTGCTGGTCAAGCACAGGATGCTAGTTTAGAAAATGAATTATTGAAGGCAGTAAGCAATGGACAAAGAACTAGACAAGGCTAAGAAAGTAATTGAGCTTTATAGAGCCTATGAACGCTTACTAGCTAATACCGATTTTCAGAAGGTAATTCTTAAAGGATACTTAGAGGATTACCCTCTTGAATTGTTGTATGGGACTCCCTATGCAAGTGACCGGAAAGACCAGCAGCTTTTTGCTGTTGGTTTCTTTAAGCAATATCTTGATGAACTAGAGACCAATGCAGATAGTGCAAGTCGTTTTATTGAAGACTATAAGGAAGAAAACCAATGAGTGAAAATCAACATGACTTTTTAAATATGTCCGATGATGATTTCAATAACTTCAAGTTTGAATTTGAAGATGACCAACAGGAAGAAGAAACTCCTGAGTCAGAACCAAAAGAAGAAGAAGTAGAAGAACCTACTCCTGAACCAAAGGAAGAAGAAGTACCTGAGCAAGAGGATGAGACTTCTGAAGGTGAAGAAGTAAATACTGAAGTAGAAGAAGATACTCCAGACTATAAAGCTGTATATGACAGACTCTTTACTCAGCCTATTAGGGCTAATGGTAAAGATATGCAACTGCAGAGTGTGGAGGATGTTATCTCATTGGTTCAGATGGGTGCTAACTACAACAAGAAGATGGCATCTATCAAACAGACTATTCCTTATATCAAGATGCTTGAGAATGCTAAGTTGTTAGATAGAGATAAACTTAGTTTCTTGATTGACTTGTCAGAAAGGAAACCAGAAGCAATAGCCAAGCTGATACAAGATTCAGCTTTGGATATGTATGATTTTAACGTTGAGGAAAAGGCTAAAGAGTATCAACCTCAGAACAGGTATCCAGATACACAACAGCTTGAGTTACAAGAAACCCTTGCTTCACTTAAGGATGAAGATGAAAGCTTGTATAACCAAACTGTTAGTGCTGTAGGTGCTTGGGATGATAAGTCAGGTAATTTCTTAGCTGCTAACCCTGAGAAGATCAGAGTTCTTCAAGAGCACATGGGTAATGGTATTTTTGAAACTGTTTGGACAGAAGTAGAAAGGTTGAGAATGCTTGGTAAGTTGCAGGGTGTATCAGACTTTGATGCTTATAAACAAGTAGGAGATTTTCTGTATAACCATCCCCAACCAAAACCAAGACAACAACAACCAGTAAACCAACCCAAGAATGAACAGAAGAAGAAGATAGTGGCAGGAACTAATCAGAGACCTGCTGGTAATACTTTGCCAAGTAACTTCCTCAATATGAGTGATGAAGAGTTTATGAAACTCGGTGACCCAAACCTTATGTAAAGGAGAAATAAATAATGGCTAATAATCCGCATCAATATAAAACCGGGGGCAGTACTTCTACCATCGACGCTGGTGGTGCTGCCTCTCGTCAATTGCAAGAACAGTACTATCAGAAGAAAGCACTGGTTGAAGCACGTAGAGAACAGTTCTTCCAACCGCTTGCTGATGTAACTGATATGCCCAAGCACTTCGGTAAGAAGATTGTTAGATATCACTACATTCCTTTGTTGGATGATGCTAACGTCAATGACCAAGGTCTTGATGCTTCAGGTGCAGTAATTACCAATGGTAACCTCTATGGTTCTTCTAAAGATATTGGTACTATCCCTGGTAAACTTCCGACACTCTCTGAAGTAGGTGGAAGAGTTAACCGTGTTGGTTTCAGTCGTAAAGTACTTGAAGGTACTTTTGCTAACTTTGGTTTCTTTGCTGAATACACCGAAGACTCTCTGAATTTTGATTCTGATGCAGAACTGCTTCAGCATATCAACAGAGAAACAGTTAATGGTGCTAGTAAGATTACTGAAGATCAACTTCAGATTGACCTTATCAACTCTGCTGGTGTAGTTAGATACACTGGTTCAGCTACAAGTACTGCTACTGTAGATGCTGTGGTTACTTATCAAGACTTGGTACATATTGGTATTGATCTGGACAATAACCGTACACCTAAGCAGCTTACTATGCTTACAGGTACTCGTCTGACTGATACTCGTACTATCCCTAATGCTAGAGCTTTGTATGTTGGTTCTGAGTTGCTTCCTACTCTGTATGCAATGAAAGATCTGCATAACCAACCTGCATTTATTCATGCACACCAATATGCTGCTGGTACTACCATCATGAATGGTGAGATTGGTTCTATTGGTATGTTCCGTGTTATTAACGTACCGGATATGCTCAAATGGACTGGTGGCGGTGTTTCTAGTACTGATCCAGATTTCTATGTCACTGGTGGTAAGAAAGACGTATTCCCGATGCTTGTTGTTGGTGAAGGTAGCTTTACTACTATTGGTTTCCAAACTGATGGTAAGAGTGTCAAGTTTAAACAGATGCACAAGAAACCGGATATCGACTACAATGACCCATATGGCAAAACTGGTGTTATGTCTATCCAATGGTGGTATGGCTTCATGGCTTTGAGACCTGAACGTATTGCATTGATTCAGACAGCAGCTAAGAAGTAATCGCCTAATCTAGGGGGAGGTAACACTCCCCCTTTTAAACTTAAGGAGTAAAAGATGGCTAATCCTAATATTGAAAATGATGAACTCGAAACTCTTAAAGCTAGAGCAGACTTACTGGGTATTCAATACAAGAGTAATGTAACTTCTATGTGGCTTAGAGAAGCCATTGCTAAGAAGATGGAAGAAACTAGTCAAGAAGAAGTTGCTCTTGGAAACATGAGTAAAGAAGATGCTTATAAAGAAGCAATGAAACTAGTACGTGTAATTGTTTCTCCTAATGATCCTATCAAGCATCAACTCGAAGGAGAGATCTTTACTGTTAGTAATTCTCTCATTGGTTCTTACAAGAAATATGTACCCTACAATAACCAAGCTGGTTACCACATTCCTCAGATCATGGTGAATATGCTTCAAGAGAAGAAAGCTCAGATCTTCCCTCTTGAAAGACGTAATGGTAGAGATGTACGAGTAGCTAAAGAAATCAAAGCATATAACGTACAGATCCTTCCTCCGCTTACTAAGAAAGAATTGGAAGACTTAGCTAAAGCACAGCAAGCCAGACACGCTGTAGAGGACTAATAAATGAAAGAGCTCATCATTGGTTCAGCTACTGAGAAAATCCCTTTAGAAAGGCTTACAGAAGTATCTCTAACTGGTCAGGGAGTCTTTGATGAGCTGATGAAACTCCAGAGACAACACTTAACCAGAGAATTTGAAGACAACAGAATTACTGGTAAAGAATATTCACAAACCTACTTAGGTACTTATACTGCTACTCTTCAAGCAGCCATTGAATTTCTCTTAGCAAAAGAAAAGCAATGGTATGAAATTGACTTGATAGAAGCTCAAGCAGAGAAAGCTAGAAGAGAATCTGAACTACTAGCTGAACAAATCAAGATAGCTAAAGTAGACTTGCTCATTAGATGGAAAGAGCTTGAACTTAAAGAGTGGGAAATCAAAATCAAAGAGCAAGAACTTGAGATTGCTAAAGCTCAACTTGCACTTACTCTCCAGAAAGTCATTACTGAAAAAGCTCAAACTGATGGTAGTGTTATTGGCAGAGGTTCAGTATTGGGTAAACAGAATGAACTTTTGGATGCTCAGATTGTTGGTTATGCCAATGACAATAAGCAGAAGATTATGCAACAGATGCTTAGTACTTGGATTACTCGTGAGAACAACGATGATGCTAGGACTGGGGATCACAACATGCTCTTTGATAAGTATATTGGTAGAGCAGTTGCAGCTTGCTTCGAGTCTGCTGGTATATCGACAGCAGGAAGGGACGAGAATTATGTAGCTCCTTAAGAGATACTTCTAAGACTCCTTCGGGAGTCTTTTTTAATGGGAGAATTAAATGGGATTTTTAAGAAAGACTAAAACCTTTACTGGTATCCAACATCAACCTCTATTTGAGTTAAATAAAAGACCAAGAGCTCTAGCAGATTCTACTGGTCAATGGATACACGATAGACCTAGAGTACCTTTATCTAAATACAACAATGATGCTGTAGAGACTTCTATTGTACAAATCATGAAGTTTGTAGAAAGGTTTGCTAAGAAGAAATACACAGAGATACAACAGAAAGGAAAGATACAGACTATAGCTCAACAGATGTCTCCAGAACTAAAGTCTCATATTCAAAACCAAGTAGGAAAGAATATCTCTCCTCTGTATTTCTATTCTGGTTTAGAACCTAGACACTTAGCTAGAGTAATAATGAAAGAAGAACTAGGATGGAGTCCTGAGACTAATCAAGTTACTTGGCAAGGTGAACCTTGGTGGGTAGATGATGTGTTCTTCTATCTAAAAGAACAACCTAATACTCCTAACCTAGGTTGGTCATTTACTGCTGAAGAAACTCCATTCAGAGCATTTGATAGTACTCGTCCCTTTGGTTCTTATAACATCGAACCAAGTAGAACTAATGATGTATTTGTAGTTAGACTTTGCTTTAGAAAAGCTAAGATCAAAGAAGTAACTTACAAAGTAAATAAACACGTTAATCCTGATGGAACAATAAGAGAACAAGAAAGCTGGTGGAGTGAAGAACCAGAAAGAGAAGAAAACCAACACAGAAATGCTCCTAACCAAGATAGACATCCTGATATCAAAAAGAAGATACGTGAATACCAAAACGGTAGAGATACTCTAAGAGTCTATGAAGAAGGTACTGATGTTTATTATTGCTATGGAGATATAACTCTTAACTTTAGTAGATATCAACAACCATCTAACATAAACCAGGCACCTAATTATCACTCTTGGTTTAGTGTTGCTTGGACGTATACCAACAATGGTAAGAGAGTTGCAGACTATGCAGTCTATAACGAAGCTATGGGTATTCCTGGTTTATACGGAGTCTCTATAGACTTTGGAAACTTCATACCTAGGATTTACTACAGGAGAGACAAGAAATGGATTAAAGACTCTCCTAATGAAGCTCTCAAGAAACAAACTAAGCTCTACGCTAATAGACTAGGCTATCCTCTGTGGAAGATGCAGAAGATACTTAAGAAGTCTATTAAGCAAGAAGATGAAGAAAAGATAGCTCAAACATATCTAACCTTTGGTATAGATATAAAAGGCAAAACTAAAGAAGAAAAAGATTACCTCTGGTTCTTTATTAATGCATGGGTAAGACTAGCTAATCCTAGTTTTGATGAAAACTCTAACCAGACTATTCCTAAAGCAGAACTAGACTTCTCTAATAAGTTAGATAAGACACTCTTAGAAGCAGAGGATATTACCTACACTATTTCTTCTGGTTCTATTGGAGAAGATGGAACTATTGTTAGTGGAGTAGAAGATAAACAAACTGGATATCAAATAAACAAAGTATGGTCTATATCTAAACAGGTAGGAAACCAAGTACTGAAGTTTGAAATCAAAGGTCTTACTTATACTACTCATGTAATGGGTGGACACATGGTATCAGTAGATTTAGAGAGTGAAGATGCAAAGATACTCTTCCCTATACTCTTTGGTTACTTACACTCCATAAGCTCATTCAATACCAAAGAAGCAGTACTCTATGCGAGTATGCACTTAGAGATTCTTTCCTTGGTTCAAAAGAAACAAAGTTTCTTGGGAAGTCTCTTAGGAAAGATAGTTACCTTTGTAGCTACAGTAATTATTAACTGGATTAGTGCAGGTACTCTTGCTGGTCTTTCAGCAGCACTATGGGCAGCAGTGCAAGGATTCATTGTAAGTGTAGTTATCTCTCTAGCAATACGAGTAGTAGCTAAGATACTACCGTTTTCTATATTAGTTACTCTTGCAGCAATACTTGCAGTAATTGGTGTATTGTGGGGTTTATATAACTTACTTAATGTATCCAAAGCATTCACCATATTACACATGAATGCTAAGACTCTCTTAGATGCTTCTACTGGTTTTCTTCAACAAGGAATGATGAAACAACAACAGAAGCTACAAGAAGAAGCTAGAGAGTACAAAGAGAAGATGCAGAGCTTACAAGAAGAAAGAACTAAACCAAGAGTAAACATCTATGAAAGACCTACTGACAACAGAAGGTTTATATCTATAGGTGAAACAACAGATGAATTAGTAAATAGAACTATCTCTGTTAATGTTGGTTTAGTAGCGATAGATTATATTTCTCAATCGGTAGATTACTCTTTACAGTTACCTACCATCCCTGAAACACTTAGTAAACGTATGAGGTATCAATATGGCATTTAATTTTTACGACCAAATGGACTTTAATCCTACTGCTAGTTGGAATAGGCTTGGAAGTTTTAGTAATACTCCAGGTACAGCCCTAAACCAACAAACTAATCCTATTACTGGAAATGAAACTCTAGGTAAGTCTTGGAGTCAATTAGACTTTGGAGATAAGCTAGGTACAGTCTTTGGTGGATTACAGTCTCTAGGAAGTCTTTACTCTTCCATCATGGGTATTCGATTAGGTAAACAACAGATGAGACAACAGAAAGACATCTGGAATAAAACATGGGATGCTCAGAGAAAGACACACAACGAAGCACTAGAAACCAGAGCACATAATCAAAACAACGGTAATGTAGCTAAGGTTCAAGATACTGTTAAGAGATTCTCTATCTAAGGTGATGTATGCCTCGTATTATTCAAGTACAAGCACAGAGACCTGACTATGGTCAGGCTAATGCTCTATACCAAAGAGGACTGGAAGGACTTACCCAGTCCTTCAATCCATTACAACAAGCTTTAGCTAAAGTAGTAGATAACGAGTCTAAGAAACAGACTGGTTTATTGCAGCAATACATAGCTACTCATGATCCTAACTCTCCTGAGTTTAAACAGGGAATAGAAGCTTTAAGAGCTCAAGGTAGTGGTTGGGGTACACCTGATGAACAGAAGCTCTCAGAGAGCATCTCAAACAGGTTTAACCAGTTATCACAATTAAGGAGTGCTGCGCTCTCACAAGAAGGACAAGCACTCAATAATGCTGCTCAAACTGTAGCAAACCAATACCAACAGAGAGAAATCGAACAAAGACTAGCTCAAGGTAAAGCTAACCTAGAAGGTACAAACCTCAATAATCAAACCAAGACAAATGAACTAAGAGACTACAACGAAGGCAGAGATGCTCTTCAAGTTTTTTCTCCCTTCTTACCTGAAATAGCTAATGGAACTATTAGTGATGATAGCTTAGGTGCTCTTGGAGATATCATCCAACAACAAGCTCCTAGCTTTGCTCCTAAGTATTATGAAATCCTCAAGGATGTAAATAAAACCAGAGAAGAAAAGAATAAAGAGATACTTAAGTTCTTTCAGGATTCTGGTTTAACTACTAACGGTGCCTTTAGTCTGGATGGTTCTACTGCTGGTTTAAATACAGTAGGTAGAGCAGCAGGAGCAATTCCTAGTACTCCAGTACCTGCTAGAGAGGGGAAGAGTTATTCCGTTGGTGATATTGAAGCCCTTAAAACTAACGGAGGAGAACATAACTCTCAGATGATGAGAAATCTATTTAAGGGTGAAGCTAAAGGATACGGTACAGCTAACTATAGAAAGTCTAATGGTTGGGGTTTATTCAAAGGAGATGTATCTAAACTTACTGTCGGACAGGTTATGCAGCTTCAAAAAGAAGGTAAGGTATTTGCTACTGGTAAGTATCAGATAGTACCTAATACACTCAGAGAAGCTGTAAGTACACTAGGTATAGATCCTAATACTCCCTATGATAGAAAGACTCAGGACTATATTTTTACTAATAGGCTTCTTGGTTCTAAGAGACCTAACATTGAGAAATACATAAAAGGAAATGGAAAGATTACTGATGCTGCTATTGCTATGGCAGCAGAATGGGAATCCTTTGCTGCTCCTAATGGTAAGTCTATGTATGACGATTCTAACTATCGTAGATACATTAACTCTAAAGGCAATGGTAGAAGTGTTAATGCAAGTGTCTCTTATAAGGATGTACTTGGTGGTTTAGAGGAAGCTAAAGCTAACTACAACAAGCTAATCTCTAAAGGAGTAGATGAAGATACTGCTTATCAAATGGCTTGGCTTTATAGCTTTAATGATGATGCTCCTAGTGCTCAACAAGTACAAGCAGGAGAACAGAAACTCTCTCAAGCTACTCCTGAAGTACAACCTGCTTTAGTAAATCCTAAACCACCTACATCAATAGCTGAAGCAGATAATCTAATCAGAGATGATAGATACAAAGGTAGATTACTTGTTACAGAAGATGCTGCTAGTTATCAACCTCCTATGTCTTTTGTACCTCCTCAACAAGAATTACCCCCCGGTAGAGATAATTACGTAGAAACTATTCCTTCATCTATTAGAAGGACACAAGAAGAAGGTATTACTCAACCTCAACAACAACCAGTAGCTACATCAACAACAACAGTAGTACCAGAGAATGCTCTACAAAGAGCTATAGACTTTGCTAAAGCTTCTTCTAATGATCTAAGAAACCAAGGACTTCAACAAGGACTTACTGAAAAAAAGCGAGAAGACTTACAGAGAGAACTACAGGATATAGATTCTAAAATCTCTCTTGGTTTAAGTACTCCTACCAGTAATAGCAGTCTTGCTGATGTACAAGCCCTTCAAACCAGAAAAAAAGAGTTAGAAGGACTCTTGCGTACTGAACAAGGTAATGTTGATGCAGAGAACATTGAGTACAAGAAAGAATTACCAGAGAGTATGCAATTAGCTATTCAAGAAAGAATTGCTAGTGCCGGTACTAAAGGGAACCAGCTAAAAGAAGCTCAGAAGCTCTTTGAGGAGACTCAAGACCCAGAGCAAAAGAACTATATTAGAGAACTAGCTGGAACGCTCTACAGAGACTCTAATGAGACTACAAACAGCGGTGCTAAACTCAAGTCTGCCGAACAAGAGCTATATCAACTAGAAAATAGTACTTCACCAGATGAAACCAAAATACAAACCAAGAGAAAAGAAGTAGAAGGTCTAAGACATGAAGCTGACCAAGAGTTATACAACGCTTATGTTAAAGGAGACCAAGAAGCACAAGCTAAGTTTGAAGCTAATAAGATACCCGCTGAACAAACACCAGCCTATGCACAACTTAGACAACTTCAAGTTCAGAAAGCTGAAATTGAAAAGAGATTAGGAAGTCTAAGTGGTCAATACAGAACTATTGCTGAAGAAGGTTTAAAAGCAATAAACCAACAGATAAATACTCTTCCTCAAGTAATAGAACAGCAAAGAATAGATAGAGGTTTAGTACCTATTGAATCTCTACCGGGTAATACTAAAGACTTAATCAAAGAAGTTATTTCAGAATCAGGTATGACACCAGATGAATTTACTGCTGCTGGTTTTAGTCCTGATGGTGCTAAGGCTCAAGGTACTATAATTAAAGCTGCTGTAGCTGCTAACATTGCTATGGAAAAGGCTAAGAGAGAAGCTCTTAGAGATGCCAAGGTAATGACAGTAGAAGAACAAACTAAACACCTTAAAGAACTTAAAAGTAACCCAAGTAAAATCTTTGTAGATAAGAATGGAGTTACTAAAGATAAGTTTGCTAAAGGTACTGATGAGAAGTTCTTTGCTGAGAAGTTTATTGAAACTCTTAGAGCTCAATTAGGTACTACTATTAAGAAAGACTCTAATGGCAAGATGATACAAACCTTACGTCAAAGAGATGCTTTACAACTCTCACCTGAAGAATTAAATACAGCTATCTATAGAGCAGCAGTAATGGCTAGTAATACAGTAAGAGATATAGATAGCTCTCCCGGTTTCTTTAGTAAAGATCATGAAGCTGCTAAAGATGGAATCATGTATTCTAATCTCCTAACTAGAGACAGATACATGATTAAAGATACTGTTCTAGACGATATATTGGGGCAAGCTATTAAAGGAGTCATCAATGAAAGAGCAGACAAGTTTAATAGCAAGATACAGGACATCAAAGATAACCTTAAAGATTCATTCAAGAAGAATAATCTTGAAGACTTTATTGATGATGTAACCAAACAGGACAAACAGAAAGGTAAGAAATCATGAATGTATTTCAGAAAGCAGTACTAAGACAACAACAGAACTTGGATAAACGAGCTCAAGAGATTGAGGGTGATATTCAAGCAAGTGATATAGCACAAGGTACTACAGGTACCTTGCCTAATTTTGGAGAAGGCTTATCTCTCCCTGAAACCTTCTGGGGTGGTTTCTCTGGTACAGTAAACGATGCTGCTTCTGGTTTAGCAAGGACTGCTTATCAAGCATTAGATCCTAACTCTGATTGGCATACTCAAGGTAAGCTTAATGACACTCAAGAGAGTCTTGCTAACAAACTCTCTGCTCAACAGCAGATCTCTAATAGACTTGCTCAACTTCAAGCTCAGAAAACTAATGCTACTAGCTATGAAGCTTTAAGAAATATCCAAAGAGAAGAAGACTATTTAAGAGGACAACAGCAAATACATGCTCTAACTCCTGAAGAAGTAGCTTCAAACCAAGGTGGTGTAGTAGAAGATGCTCTTAAGAAAAACCAAGAGTTCAGAAATGGAAGTTATGACTTTTGGACTTATAGAGGTGAATCAGCCAGAGATATGTTTGAGAACAAACGTAGTGCTCAGATGTCTGCTGCTACGAATGCTGCTGATCTAGCTGAATTAAATAGACCTGTTAATTGGTGGGATGCTACTAAAGTGGGTATCAAGAACATGGATGCTACTCAAGCAGCTAATCTCTTTGGTGGTACTGCTCCATTTTTAGTAGGTGGAGTACCTGGTGGAGCAATGATATTTGGTGATGCTGCTAGAGTTTATCATGAAGGTACTGACTATCAAAGAGAACATAACAATGAAGATAACTCTGGTTATGCTCCTATCAAACAACAATTCTTAACTAGAGGACAAGAAGCTCAAGCTGCTGGTTCTGCTTTAGGTTATGCATTGCTCAATAAACTAGAAGCATCTACTGCTCTTGGTTTACTTAAGAAAGGGGAGAATGCTTTTACTAGAGCAGTAACTAATACTGCCTCTAAAGCAGTAAGTAAAGTTCCTTATGTTGGTTCTGATCTAGGTAAAGGACTTACGGGTATTGTAGGTCATGCTGCTGCTTCTGCTGGTTTAGAAGGTGCAGTAGAAGGTGCTCAAACAGCACTTGAACAAACAGCTCAGAACAGACCTATTGATGCACAAGAGATTGGTGAATCTATTGCTGGTGGTCTGATAATGGGTGGAGGATTTGCTGGTACTGGTGCAGCAGCCAAAGGTATAAAAGAAGCTGATAACTATGCTAAAGAAAGAGCAGCTATTACTAATCCTAAGTCATCTGAAGAAATGCAGAAGACTTATGACAACATGGTTAAACCATTAGGCAAAGACGGTAATCCTAATTCTAATTACTCTCCTGATTCTTTTATTAGAGAATACCAAGACAATCCTCACTTCACTCAAGAGATTGCTGCTAATGCTTATAAGAGAGCACTAAAAGACTCTGAAGAAACAGACTCTATTGCTAAAGGCTTAGAAGAAGAATACGAACAACTTTCTAAAAAAGAAAGAACACCAGAAGAAGAAGAAAGATTCCAGCTTGTAAAAGCAGTAAAAGAAGAAGCTAGAAAAGAAGCTGATCGTTCCAAGAGTATCTTTGAATCTACTGAAAATGAACTAAGCAGATATGCCAAGAAGACTAACTGGGATATTTCTTCCTTGGTTCAGAAACCTCTCTCAGAGACGTTTACAGACGCTGAATTACAAGAGATGACTAGTGATGAGGCTAAGTCTATACAAGAGCGTACAGAGGCTCTCAGACAGCAAAGAGAAGCACTTAAGACTGCTCCTCAGGAAGAAAGATCTGCTATCCAAGAATCTATTGATAAGCTCTCTTCTGGTTTGAAAGAAACACGTAGAGAGTTTGAAGCTAAACCAAAAGATGAAGACTTTACTGCTAGAGAACTAGAAAGCTTTACTGATGAAGATAAACAGACTCTTGCTTCTATTAGACAGAACCAAGACAAAGAAGAAGCAGGTATTGAATTAGCCAAGTTCAAAGCATCTAAAGGTAAAGCTACCTTTACTGAAGAACAACTCAAAGAGTTTAAACCTCAACAAAGAGACTTCATTAAACAAGCAGAGGATGTACTCAAGTCTGAAGCAGATCCCGAAGCCTATAGAAAGGCTTATAAAGTCTTACAAAAGGCTAAGCAAGGGTACAAGGCTAATGAGACTCTTAAAGCCTTTGAAGAGTCTCCTAGAAGCATTTCTCGTGCTGAAATAGAAGAAGCACTCAAGTCTCCTAGCCTTAGTCAAGAACAGAGAGAAAGACTCTCTATGGCTAGACACCTCAAACATACTAAAGAGTTCCTTCAAGGAAGGAATGGTACTCAAGTAAATAAAGAGATTATGTTTGGTGAAAGAATCAATGGTAGACGTTCCTGGGGTATTGAAGATTATCTCAATAACATGATTGATGCTATTGCTCATAAAGATATCAAGAGACAACAAGAAATAGTTTCTCAGGCAACTAAGTTCTTTAACTCTCATAAAGAGAAACTACACAAGTTCACACAAGCAATACAAGAAGCTACTGCCTCTAATAAAACCATAGAAATAAAACACAACAATAAAACCTATAAGATTCATACTAACTCTGGTTCTTTGATTAATGCAGTTAAGCGTGAAGTAAGCTCTTTGTCTTACATGATGGATGCACTAAGAGGTAAGGCAACAGAACAAAAACCGAAACCAGAAACAAAAACTGATAAAGGTAATCCCTACAACAATCCTTACATGTGGGATAAGTTAGATAACTGGATTAAGTTAGCTCAACAGATTTTCAAAAAAACTACTGATAAACCAGTAGACCTAGTAGAAGACTCTAATAGAGTTCCTTACTCTCCTTGGATTAGAAAGATAACTGATAACAAGAAGAAGGCTGCTGCTATTCAATACGACAGAAATACCCTTTCTAAATGGTGGAATATTCATAATGCAGTAGATGCTAATAAAGACTTAGGTATTTATAAAAACTTACTGACTAAGCCTGCTACTCATTCCATCATGTTTGGTTCTAGCTTTGATTTAAATGCTAACCAAGATATGCACAATGTAGATCTGTTTACTCGTATTAGATTATTGGAAGGTAGAAGAGTAAATAAAAACCTGAATGGTCAGAAATACACTAACCAAGATGTAGTCTCTGTATGGGTAGATACTCCTACTAATATTAGTAATCACAACTCTACCAAACTAGAAGTCTCAAGAATCTGGGATGAAATTAATGCTGCTATTAAAGCAGGAGCTATTCTTAGAATTCCTCAATTAGCAGAGAAAGGTAATGCATTTGAAAACCTCAGAAGAAACTCACATGAGATTCAAAGATACATACTCAGTAAAGGCTATACACAAGTAGCTCATGGAGTATTTGCTTTAAAAGAAGCTAATACAGAACCAGAGATTGAAATAGCAGAACCAAGAAAAGAAGTTAAACCAGAAGTACAAACTAAAGTTGAACCAAAGAAAGAAACTAATACTCAACCTGAAGTAGAAATTGACATTCCTACAGTAGAAACTAATATTGAAGACTTCAAAGAGAAGTTACTCTCAAAAGATAAACTCTCTTTAGAAGAACTAACTTCTATGGCTAAAGAAGTATTCAATAAAGAAGGTAAGGTATCTGTTCTTGTAGGAGGTAATTCTTCTCTTGGTTCTATTATTAAAAGAACTGATGCTTATAGTAATAATTCTAGAGCAGAGCTAGTAAGACTATGGGTACATAACCTTCTTGGTTTATCTAAAGATACATTCAAACCAGAAGAAGCAGTTACTCTAGAAGGTAATGTATTTACCTTGAGTATTCCTACTAAAAATATTCCTGCTCAAAATATAACTCAAGAAGTAGAGATTGATGTATCTCCAAAACCAAGAGAGAAAAAGACTCTAGAAGATGTAGTTACCCCTGAAGTAAAGAAAGAAGTAACTCCTAAAGTAGAAGTGGATACTTCATTAGAAGGTATTGATGCTGTATATGCTCATTATAAAGGTAAGCTTAAAGATGGATTAGTAAGTGAAGCTGATGTAAATGTTTACTCTCCTAAAGCTACAGAAGCTATTACTACAGAACCTAAACCTCAAGAGTTTAAGTCTGGAGTAATGGAGAGAAAACCAAACACAGAAAAAGCTTTAGCTACTATTAGTGATTTCTTTAAGAGAGTAATTGCACCTAAGAGTATTGCTTTCTTAAATGCTATGTCTGGTTTAGATAATGCTCAAGATCAGCTTAATAGTGTTAATGCATATATCAACTTAAGAAACTACATCAGTGCAAGTCTTACTGATCACAAGGGTGAAAACATTATTCATACTAGAGATGCTCGTATTAATGAGCTTATGGGTAATGAAAACTTTACTGATGCTCTTACTTATTCTTTGTACTCTTGGCTTACTAGAAATAGCTCTGTTGGTTTTACTACTAAACAACTTACTTCAATGTATGGTTTCCAGAAAGGAAGCAGAGTAAACGGTGAATGGCATAAGCTAATTAATGAAGCAGGATATAACTCTGCTTATATGTTTGATGACTTAGGTTCTACTGTATTTAAAGTATTAGATATTGTTCCTAAGAAGAACTGGACTGAAGGTGATTACAAAACCTTGGTTCAGCATGTAGGTATGCTTGCTCTACACTTAGCTAGTAACCCCCCTGAAGGATTCCAACCAGTATTGAAGACTACAAAAGTAAACGCTTGGGAAGAATTCAAGCTTAGAGCTCCTATGATGTCTGATGAGTCTCTGCTTAAGAACCTTGAGTACTTCGGTATTGATTTATCCAGAGAAGTCTCTAAGTTCGATATGTTGGATACTATTAACTCTGTACTTACTCCTCCTAAGAATGGTCTCATCAAGACTACCTTTGTTAAAGCTAATACTGAAGTAGATAAAGGTATTATGAGAGGTCAACCCTTGGTTATGGATATTGTAGTAAGCAATAGACAAACCAAAGGTAAGAGTGTTCTTACTCAGATCTTTGAAGGTACTGACAACGACAGAGAACCAGCACTTGAACCAGAGAAAGTAAAAGAAAGTATTAAACGTACTTTCCAGAAGGTATCTCCTGAGCAAAAGAAACTCTTAGGGGAAGTAGCAAAGCAAGAATGGAACCTTAACCAAAGCAATGTAGAAGCACTCAGGAAAGCTGCTGAAGATGGCTCCTTAGAGCTTCTCTTAGGGCTTCCAACAGAAGAGTATATAGACTCCCTTCACCCAGACTTACAAGAGGAAGAGAGAGCTCTTAAGAACCAGAAACTAGATGCTGTAGAAAAGACTCTTGCTTGGGCTGAAGGTCAAGGTGAAGATACTTTCTATATGACACCTGTTGTATGGCAGAACTATAGATGGGGATACAAGAGTAATGTCTTTAATCCTCAACAGAAGCTCCTAGATAGAATTCTGGGAGGAGTTAGTAGCCATAAGGTAACCATACCCACAGTAGGTCTAGAAGAACTCTCTAAGAGAGATCTAGACCCTAAAGATATGCCATTAGAAGCTCACTGGTGGATGGCTATAGCCGAAGGTGCTGAAGGTATTCATGAGAAGGTAGATATCAATGGTGAATATCTTTCTTCTGCAAGGACTACTGATAAGGTAAAAGTAAATGATTACCTCAAGTGGTTACTTGCATATACCAAGACTGATACTTACAAAGAAGGTATTGCTGAAGCTAAAAAATGGATACAAGGTAAACCAACAGACTACACAAAGATAAAAGCATTGCTTGATGACTTTGGTACTGATGAATTATCTATTGGTTCTGTGCTTGAGTTAGCTAGATACGAAATGAGAGAAGGTAATACCTTTACTACTCAAATTAGTAGAGGTTCTGATGGTATTAACAATGGTGTAGCTATTACTTCTACACTACAAGCAACTACTACTAGAAAGAGACTTGAAGCTGTTGGTTTGTTGTATTCAGATAAATCTGTACAACAATACAGAAGTGAAGGTAATCCTGATGTCTATGAAGAGACCGCTGAAGATATCTTAGCTATCCATCAAGAAATCAAAAAGAACAATGAATTTGTAAGAGCTCTTGAAGAACATCTCAATAAGTTCAATAAGAAGTTTGGTCAGAGAAAAGAAACCAAGAAAGCACTTATACCTGTTAACTATGGTTCAGCTATTAAAGCTGCTGTAATTGCTTCTAGTGGTACTGTTCTTGATCAAATAAAAGAGATGTACTACAAGAACTATAAGAAACCAGAAGTAAGAGAAGAGTTACAAAACCTTGTTAGATCTCTTCAAGATTTCTTGAATAAGAATATTTCTACTATCTCTAAGATTCCCTCTCTAAGAGGCGAGGAAAGACTCAAAGCATACGAAGAGAATGCTGATGTGCTTGTTGCTCTTAATAACTACATGCTTACCGTGGGTTTAAACCCAAAGAGTGGAAGAGTATCTTTTGATGGTACTAACAAAGAAATAACTGATGCTATTAAAGCTTACCGTAAACAAAATGAAACAGAGTTAGATGCTTTAGATTCAACTTGGAAAGCTACTATTAGAAATGCTCATAAGCTCTCTCAAAACTTAAAAGATATAACTGTTACCGAAGAAAATACTTCTTGGCACTTTGATAGAGCAGTAGATAACCTCTCTGGTTTAGTCTTTGGTTTAGCTACTGAGAAAGGTGTAACCAAACAGTATGGAGAGTTTATTCAGCATAGAGATATGCTTAATGCTACAGAGAACACTGCTTTTGATTTGTTTGAAAGAGTAAGAGATGCTTATCTTGAAAGCATTGGTAAACAAAACTGGTATGAGCTTACTTATGAAGAACAAGAACAAGCTTGGAAAGAGTTAAAGCAATACTCACCAGTAGTAGATAACATCATGGCTAAAGGTAATGTAGATCACGGTATCTTCTTAACTAAAGTACAAAGAGCAGCAGATACTTTCAAACCTACTACTCTTGCTATGACTACTAGAGAGCCTGATAAGAACCAGTCTAAGAGTTATAGCTCTAATGTATTAGTAGATAAGCTTACTAAACCAGGGGTAAGAGCAGGAGCACTTATTATTCAAGGTTTAGATGGTACTGTAGCTAGTAAAGTAGTAGCTGCTTTTGATGCTTTCCATGCTCATGACTCTCAAAGCTTTGCTCTTAATAAATACGTAGAAGGCACTCTCAGACAGAATGAGGAGCTCTATAAAGTCTTCAGAGACTACAACTATAACCTTGAGGTTATGAAGGCTTATATCCGTGTTTGGAAGGGTTTGAAGAAATATGTACCTACGGATACTAATGTAGCTACACCACTAGTAGAAGTTGGATATAAGAGATATACAGAGTTAACCAAGCTATTAAAGACTGCTGTAGAGCATGACTTGACCAAGTATGAGTTACTTAAAGAGATGGTCTATGTGTCTAACTATGCTGGTGAAGGTGGTCAGTACAGAATTACAGATAAAGAAGCAGCAGAGCTTACCAAGAGACAAGATGAAACACTTGCTCAATACAAAGCTATGCTTGCTGAACTGAAAGAACCAATAGCACAAAAACCAAAAGAAGAAGAACCAACAAGAGTAACCGTAGTTATTGATCCTTCTGGTTTAGGTGTAACAGTAAACGAAGGTAGCTTTAAAGAAAGTATTAAGAGTGTACTGAAACAATCCAAACCTACTGCTAATGACCTTTACAATGCTTTTATAAGTGCTACTGATGACAATAGTCTATTAGCACACTTACAGGATATCTCTTTTGAGGATATCTCTGTTAAGAGAGGTGATAGAACTTACTATGATAGACCTACTAATACTATTACCCTTGCTAAAGACTGGAAGCCTAAAGCAGTAGCTAGAATGTTAGCTCATATTGTTTATAGTCGTGTTAGTGCAGTGGCAAGAGCTAATCCTTCTAAGTACAAGAGAGCAGCAGAAGCTATTAGAGATTTACATGTAACAGCAAAAGCTTTTGCTAAATACTTTACTAGCAATAAAGTAGATACCAAGATCTTTGATGCAATCAGAAAAGAATTAGATATTAAAGATTCAAATGAGAGTCTCATAAGAGAACTCTACGATATCTTTAACAAAGCTATGGTTGAAGACTTCTTGGTTTCAGAAAGATTCAGAAGAATGCTTAAGCATATTCCTGTTGAAACTGAAGAGAAGACTCTTTTAGGTAAAGTATGGAATGCTCTTATCAAAGTGTTTAGTGCTAAACCAAAAGCAGAGAACTTACTCAAGTATGTAGCTAATGAAGTAGCTACTACTCTAGAACTAGGTGCTAATAGAGATACCAACTATAGAGAACTCTTAGAAGAAGCTTACAGAGCTAATAACAGTTATGTACATCAAACTGTAGGCTTTGGCTCTTCTCTTGGTTTAGATGCTTTCATGTCTGATGTAGTTAAACAGAACAAGTCAGAGATGGATATCAGAGAAGTATTAGCTATAGCTGATAAACATATCAAAGATGAAGATGACAGAAGAGTCTATAACTTCATTAAAGATTACTACAGTAAGACATCCAAGAAACTTCCTGTAGATATTCTTAGAGGCTTCAGAAATGAAACCAATGAAAAAGACTATGAGAGAGTTACATCTAGAATTAATGGAAGCTTAAGTAATCACTACAACCCTAATCATATCTATCTTGAGACTGGTACTGGAAGCTTACCTGCTACTTTAGAGATATTCCTTCATGAAGCAGTACACAGTATTACTACTGAACTAGGAGAATTAAATAAGATCTCTACTGACTTAGAAAATAACCCAGATGCTTTTGGGGTGCTTGCTGAAGGTGAGAATATTGATGACTACGAAGAGTACATCAGAAACTACTCAGACTATATTCACTTTGAAAATGCTTATGACCAAAGAAAAGAATTACCTACTGTAGTACTTACTAATCCAATAGTAAGAGCAGAAGCCAAGAAGATTAAGTATGGAAATGTCTCTTTGTATGAAGCAGTAGCTCTAGCTACTAAAGCTGCATATCAAAATTATCTTACCCAAGAGAATGACAAAGCTGTTCCTCCTTGGGTTACTGAACAAATACCAGATGATTTGAGTAGTTTTGAATTAAGTAATCAGGATATAGATATTAATCTTAATGCTGATCCAGAAGAAGTAACTAAAGCTGCATCTAAGACTAGTTCTAAGCATATTTGGAATGCTAATGCTGCTCCTCCTGAGAATACTAAATTCAGTCCTAATGCTATCTTTGATGCATTAGCTACTAAAGAAGATGAACACTTAAGAACTACTTTCTCTAAGTTTATTAATCCTCTTCTTGGTTCAGTAGATCCAGTATTAGTAACAGGTAAAGAATTAGGTGAAGTCTTCTATCAAAATATTCTTGATGGTACTGCTGAAGTAACACTTGATGCTGCTGCTGCTGGTTTTGAATTTACTGATGCTCAAGCTTATGTGTATGAAGTAATCGTTAGTACACTCGAAAGAGTAACTGATGAGATAGCTGATTCACCTAGCTACAGACAACTTAGAAAAGCTTATGACCAAGCCAAAGCAAGAGTAAGACCAGAAGACTTCCATGAAGGAGACTGGAACCAAGCAACAAAAGAAGAAAAAGACTTAGCTAGAACTAAGTACAACTATGTATTCAATCCTCCTCTTTCTTCTACTAAGAAATCAGACTTTATTTCTAGATTCTTAGCTCTTGGTTTAACCAATAAAGAACTAGGTCAAATCTTTGACTTTGTGCCAGAGAATCAAGCAGAAGGAGTATTAGGAAAAGTAGAACAACTCTTTGAAGATGTACTTGAGTTTGTACTCGATAGAGGTGCTGGTATTAATGGTAGAGACACTATTAAACAAAGACTGAATACTCTCTCAGAAACTCTTGCTAAGACTTATCTCAAGAACCGGGATCTCTTACATGAGAAGAGAGGTATCTATGACTCCTTGGTTCAAGGATTAGATTCTCTGAACAAGACAGTCTCTTCTAGACTTACTGGATATAGACAGAATAAGCTCTCAAAAGCTCTAGGAGCCATTTGGCAGATACCTACCTTAGTACGAGTCAATGCTGATCAGTTCAACCCTCATAAGCCCATTGGTGAGCTTAGAGAAGCATGGAATGAAATCAATGGTACTCTCCAAAATGAAGAGAATATTTCTATCAATGATTTGTTCAATGCTACCAAGAGTATTGAAAGACAGAGAGAAGAAACAGCAGAGTCTATAGATAAAGAAGTAACTAGTCTCTGGACTAAAGAACTAACCAAGCAAGACCTTAAGGCTATTACTAGTGTTGTGCTTAGAAGCGATTTACAGAGTCTCTTAGCCAATCATGGAGAGAGAACTATCCAAGAGTATATCTTTGACCCTAATAAGCGTCAGACAGCCATTGAGAAGCTAGAACAGAAGATTGCTGCTAGTCCTTACGGTAATGAATACTTAGTAAGAGCTAAGATGCTTGCTTACTATATGCAAACAGGTATCGCTGATGTTGGTTTAGCTAAGAATGCTTTAGCTATTGCTGAGAGAGCAGGTATTCAACAAACACAGACTACTCAAGAGATGGTAGATGTTATTGATCAAGTAACTACTCTCTACTCACTTAACTATATCAAGCAAGAACAAATAGACTTGATGAAAGAGCTTAATGACAATAACCAGATTATTAAGCTTGCTCAGTTACACGAGAAGTATGTAAGACTTGGTTATGCAGAGTTTGATACTAATCCTTACTCTGAGAATAAAGGTTATATGCCTTCCATAGTAAACCAATACAAAGACATCATAGCTATCAATCCTAAAGATGAAGCTACATATGAAAGATGGGGTTATAAGAAGATAGCTGATCTCAAGCAATCTCCTTGGGATAACACAGAACCAAGGATACTAATGCTCTCTAATAACACTGGTAAACAGAGATATGTATCAGGTGCTTTCTTCTTAAACCAGTCTGCTAGAAAAGGTAGTGTATTTGCTGATACTTCTGATAAAGGCAAACTGACTAAAGTAGTTAATGAAGTTAAAAAAGACACTAGAACTAAACTAGCTACTCCTTTTGGTTTGTATGATCCAAGGAAACAAGAAAGAGCAGCTACTGTTACTTATGACAATAACGGAGATATCGTTTCTGTTGGCTATGAGATGGCTCATCATGTTCAAGATGTATACTTAGATAGAAATAATGATCCAGCTAAACTCATGGCTATGTATAGCTCTCAGTTGTCTGTAAAACAGGCTATGAGACGACAAAATGAAGATATCGTTGATTACCTCAAGAAAGAGTATGAAGAGGCTCCTAAGTCTGATAAGAACCGATATGTATTTGTTGGTAAGACAGCAGGACATAAGAGAGCTCAAGAATACTGGGCTAGCTTACCTAAAGAAACCAAAGACTATATTGGTGAAGACGGTATTTGGATAAGAAATGATGTTCTTAATACTCTCATGGGATTCTCTAAGATTAACTTGATAGATGCTTTCAGAAAGCAAGCTGAAAAAGATAATCTGATGGGAAAAGTAGTAGCTGACTTCTTGAGTACTGCTACTGGTCAAAGAGTAACTGCCGTAGCAGCAGACTTACTTAATGTTTGGTATGAACTTATCAAACAGCTTAAGGACTTTGTAGTTATTCGTACTGGTTTAGTATTAGTAGGTAATATTACTTCTAATATAGTTTTATCTCTGGTAAATAGAACAGATCCAATAAGACTAGCTAAAGATACTTCTACTGCATGGAGATATGCTAAACAGTATCAGATGCACAGAAAGGAACTAAACCAACTGAAGGTATGGCAAGCTACTGGTCAGTACAACAGACAGATGCTATCTCGTATTGCTGAACTAGAAGATGCTATTCATAGAAATCCTCTATATGAATTCATTAAGGCTGGAATGATGCCTACAATGGTCATGGATACTTCTACTAAAGAAGACCTCTATGAATATCAACCTAAGTACATTGAGTGGTTAAATAATAAATGGGGTAAAGTACCTACACCTGTAAGGAAAGCAGCAGAGTTTATGACTGTAGCTAGAGGTACCACACTTCATAATGTACTCTTAGATGCTACTCAGTTATCAGACTTTGTGTTTAGATATGCTGTATACCAACAAGAAATTAGAAAAGGAACATCTAAAGAAGCAGCAATGAAGAAGGCTAGAGATATGTTCATCAACTTTGATTTACCTACCTCTAGAACCCTTCAATTACTGAATGACTCAGGTCTATGGATGTATACCAAGTTCTTCTTGAGAATACAGAAGGTACTTCATGATCAGATTAGAAATAATCCAGTAAGCTTCTTTGCTGTACCAATGGTTACTTCTCTTCTTGGTTTACCTGGTTTAATACCTATCCTCATGCTACATAGAATACTCAGTGGATATGGTTTCTTTAATATACCTATCAATGATGTTCTAACTATGTTAAGCTTGGCATTGCCAATGAGACTGGTAGGTTTCTAATTTAAAAGGGGAGGTAATACTCCCCTTCTTTTTTATCTTCTTTGAAAGATAGACTTAGGTTTCTCTTCTTCCTTTGGTTCTTCTTCAGACCAAGATGTACCCTCATCTATATCAGTCATACTGACTTCTATATTATGTTGTTTGATCTTTGCTTTAAGACCTTCAACTGTTTGTCTGCCTCTAAGAGAGATACCAAGCTCCTGAGCTTCCTTCTTAAGAGCCTCTAGTTCTTCATCTACGGCTTCTTCTTGATCATGAGGGATAACCTCTAAGACTAGCTCTTGGAAGTCCTCAGAGAGTCTAATAGAGCCTAATTTAGGCAATGATTTAACAAGAGCTTCTTCAAGCTCAGTTCTGTTTAAAATGATCTTCATAGTAGTTCCTTATTTGAGGTAAACCAGCATAGATAGCTAATACTGCATCAGCTTGATGTTCAGCTATACCTAGATTCTTATGTAGTACATCTGGATGATTGTGCTCTACCCATTCAATGATTTTCTTCTTAGAAGCATTCTTCCCTACGATGTTCTTCACATCAAAAGGACTAACACGTATTAAGTCTGGAATAGTTCCTAGTAAACCTAGTACTATTCCATAACTCTTCATTGAATGAGCATTCTGAGAACCAAGAGGTATCTCTGCTACCACTACATCAGCTTCTCTTAAAGCTAACTGTAGTCCTTCATAGAGTTTGGCTACTCTATTTAGGTCATCATCATTAGTGCGTGTATTACTCTTACTGGTTTGAATGATAGTTACACCATCTAGCTCCAAAGAAAAAGGGGTATAACTCATAAGAGCCATACCCCAGTTTCTAAAGGATGGATCAATTCCCAGTATCTTCAGAGTTCCAGAGGTTGAGTGCATACTCAATACCTGTTAGGAAGGCTTCTTTCTCTTTATCATCAAGAGGTCTGTCATCCACTGTAGGTGTCCAGTCTTCAGGCATATTCAGGATATGCTGTAATCTTCTTACAAAGAGTTCTTCTCTAGTCATGCTTAATCTCCAAAGATGTTTTTACCTTTCTTAGAAGCACTAGGTGCTTTAGGAGCAGGTTTTACGTTCTTGGTTCTATCTTGAACATAATCTGAGCTAAATTTTTCTTGCCATTTATCAAAGAATACAGGTTCTTCTTGACTCAGACGTTCGTGATAAGTGTAGCCCTCACTATCAAATACTTTAGAGATAGTATTGCGATTGATCTCGTCATCAGTAGGAACATACTCATCACCACTCTTAACAGATTTATATTCCTTAGTTTTGATAATGGCTATGTAACATTCTTTATCAAGAATCTCAGTAAGGACTTCTACCTCTTTTGGTTCTTTCTTACGAGAGACAGAATCCCAAATAGCTACATACTTCTTCTCTGGTTCTATATCAGCTAAAGCAGTAGTACCTCCTGTAACCAAAGAACAAAGTTCATCTACTAGGATAAAACCAGGGACATATACTTTAGCCCCCTGCTTATCAATAGAGTAAATCTTCCCTTGTTTGTTGGTTACATAGAAAGTCTCAGAGTATGTTCCCTCTTTGGTTTCAAACTCAATAAAGACACTATCTGCTCCACCAGAGCTTTTACCAAAGTAAGCATTAATAATCTTTGCTGCATAAATACCGGTATTAAAGACTTTATAGCCTCCTCCAAGTACATCACCTTTATCTTCTATTGAAGCGTCTCTTTTAAATTTATTCATACCTTTTTACCATGGTTAGGGTGAAAACCAAGCTCTAGAAGCTTGGCTTGACGTTCTGCAATGGCTAGTTCTAACTGATCTTCTCGATAGTATTTCTCGAAGACAGTTTTCCTATTCATCACAATCCTACTACGATACCGTTTTAACTTACGGTGCCAATAGATTCCTTGTTCTCCAGTAGAGTTAGCTCTAGCTTTCTGGTTACGAGAGTTAATTCTGTGAGGAACTTTTCTTAAATTATTAATAGCGTTGTTTTGTCTATTACCGTCTATATGGTCAATAACTCCTATTGCCCATTCTTGGTTCATCCAAAACCAAGCTAATTGATGAGCAGAGTAGATATGACCATTTAGTTTGATTCTTCTATAACCATCTTGGGTAATTGTTCCTGCTATATTTCCGGGAGTTTTACTCTTGATGTTTTTATAAGTAAAGTCTCCAGTAATAGGGTCATAGTCTAGTTTGTCTTTTAGTTCTTCAATCGTAATAGTCATTGAGCTTATCCAATACAAAACCAATGTTGTTATCTATATAGAGTTCGTTATCACCCCACATACCATCAGGAGAACGTAGTCTTTCAGTGATGTTATCTTTGGTTACATCAGTCTGAATGACGTGTTTAAAGCCTAATCGTTCTTCCCTAGGGGTAATATTTAGGTAAGGACTCTTAAGCCCTTCTAGCTCTTTTAAAGTACGTTTCTTAGCAGCCAATACTACAGAGAACCAAGCTTCAATAGAGATATCTTTCAAAGATCCTTTAACAGGTATTCTTGTTTGTAGAGTACCTTCAGATTCATTGAATACTCTTGCTGTATGAGCCAAGAAGATAATGTTCTTGGTGCTTCTAGCTACATACTCTTGCATGAGTGTCTTAAAGAACTGAGCATAATCTCCCCAAGCTTTCATTGTGTTTGAAGCTCTGAGTACATATTGAGTCTCATACATATCCATAAGGAAAGTCAGAGTATCAATAACTATAGTATGGATATCTTTACTCTCTGCTTGTTCAATCAGGTCATAAACATCCATTGGATCAGTAATGACTACTTGACGCAACTTGTACTTGAATGGTAGATCTTTACCTGCCTCACAGTTTGCATAACAAACACCTTCATCATTGGCTAAGGGTTTAAGACTCATGGTTTTACCTGTACCAGATTCACCACAAATCATTACTAGTCTTTTATTACTCATTGAACTCTCCTAGCTAGACTTGCCAGCACTGTTGTATTTAATTCTTCCTCACTAAGAGGAAACTCTAGTTTGCTATTCAGAGTTCTTACTTTCTCTGTAATAGTAAATAAATTGAGACCTTGTTCTACCAGTACACAGCCATAAGCAAATAACTGATTATTTCTAGAACCAGTTTTAGTCTCTGCAAACCAAGACTCTAATCTATCTAACTCACCACTAGTCTTTTTGTTGAGTCTGTATTCATTCTTCTTGGTTCTGGGTATGAAAGGTAATACATCAAAGAGATCTCCCTCTAATTTGTGTACTTCTCCTCTATGTGTACTCCATTTCTTACTTCTTTGGTTTGATGTTCTATCAACTTCAAAGGGGAGAGAATCAATAATGGAATCTACAAAGGTTCTATAGTCTTCTTTGTTTAGATACAGTACATGACTTAAAGGAAGTACTATGCGATATCTATTCTCTGCTTCAGTATGTCTCTTGGTTGTATAGAACATAGCTGTAAGCCCTTCAAAGACTTTCTTAGCTGCTTCTAAAGGGAAGCCTGTATCAACATCTAGAACCAAGAGATTAAAGCCTGGGATGACGTTCTGTTCACTTCTATGTTCATCTGCAAAAGTATGATTACACCAGTTGTAGTCATTAGTACTACCTAGTGCATCTATATCATCCCAAGCTACTGTTTGAGGATCATAGTTATAAGCATAGTGTTCAGATCCACTTAAGATTAGTTTGGATAAGTCAGTCTTTTGAAGTGTCTCTCCTGTATAGAAGACAATGTCATCTTCTACATCTCTTTTAATAACTATGTTGTTCTGATACCCATAAGCAATAGCTAAAGTAAGCATTTCATCTTTAGCTTGCTTGGTTCCTTTGAAATAAGGAAGGTTAAGAGTTAAGTCTGAGAGAGATACTCTGTTAGGAGAGTTAGCAATGAAATTAGCTAGCTTTACATGAGGTTGTTCTTTAGTAGCAAACCTTTCAAACTCAGTACCAGAGAGTTCTACTAAACTAATTGCATAATCTATGTGTGTAGTATCTATATTGGCTTGATCTAACCAAGCATATATACCTGCTAGTTTGAGTACTTTGAAGTATCTATGCTCTAGTTCTATACGTTTAATTGCTTCTGTTTCTCTGTACTTCCTAGCTTTTTTTTCACAGTCTAGTTTGTACTGCATTAGTTTCTTAAGAGAGTCAGGTAGTAGTTCTACCTTTCTATTCATGTTGGTTTTGTCTGCTAATAAACCAAGCTTGTTATTAATACTCTCTGCTAATGCTGAGTTCTGGTTTCCTAGAAGATTCTCAATGAGCTCTTCTACAGTTACGTCTAGCTTCTCTACTTCTCTGGCATAGCTAAATAAACATCTTCTTGCATAACCAGTTTCTAGCATCTGGAATAAATAATCCTCAGTACTACCACCATCTAAGAGTTTAGACGGAGAACCAAAGAGAAGCATATTAGCTGGAGTAGTACCTTCCATTGGTACTAGTCTTTTATTCTCTGTTGTATTCTTGATGAGCTTATCTTTAATAAGACCTAGGTCATATAACTCAAGGAATGTATTAAGTACATCATTCTGTCCTAGGAGATTAGTACCTATCTCATCACAGATAAAGTTAAGAGCACCTGCTCCTGCTAAGAGTAGCTTGTGTCTTTGTTGTTTAATTGCTGGAGTAGTAGCTGAGTCAAAAGAGAATAGATAAGTACCTACTAATTCGTATTCTCTTTGGATATTAGCTAATTCTTCTGAGTAGTCTGTTTTATTCTTTGCTGATCTGTCTAAGGCTAATGCTTCAAGATTCATCTGAGCATAGAAAGGTAGAGTGTCGTTTAGAAATACCTTCTTAAACTTACCCAAGATGAATTCTTCTAAGAAAGCATTAGAGTTACCTTTACCTGAACCAGATGGACTAAGACACATAGCATAGATGTTTAGAGGTATAGGTCTCTGTTGAAAACCAGTAATCTCACCTCTCATTGAAGTAGCTATTAAACCAAAGTAAAAAGGAATAATGGTTCTAAAGAATTGATGATTATTGTTTTGAGTCTTCTCACATAGAAGTTCTATGATTTGTTCAGATAATGGATGAAGCATAAATTAACTCCTTCTTGTATGAGACTAGTTGTATCTCACATTTCTTAGTCATATCTATGGCAGCTTCTACAGAGTCTCTCCATTTATCAGTTCCATAGTCATCTGTATAGACTATGCGTTTGATACCGGCTTGGATGATTGCTTTCATACACTCATGACAAGGAAACCTAGTACAGTACATAGTGCTACCTACTATGTTTGTATTGTTTCTAAGTGCATTGAATAGAGCATTCTTCTCTGCATGTTCTGTATATGTGAGCTTCCTGGTTCTATCTTCTAAACCAAAGTCAGGATAACCCCTAATGATTCCGTTATAACCAAAACTAAGTGGATAGGATTCTCTTGCTATTAGAGCGCCTACTTTAGTTGTATCTTTTGAATGTCTCTCTGCTACTAACAGAGCTTGTTTAAGAAAGGTGATATCCCATTTCTCTTGGTTCATTAGTGCTTCTCCTTAAATCATTCCATCTGTCCAGTTCTTAGCAGCATCAGCAGAGAAGAAACACAAACCTTTTTTAAATCGTCGTTTGTCTTCTTTGCTTTCTGACCAGAGAGCATAACCAGGTCTGTTATCTCTATCTAAAGTACAGTAGTAATAGTGCATACCTTTTTTGATCTGAGAAGCAAAGCAAACCATGTTATCCCATTTCTTAGCTAGTCTTGGGTTGTCTTTTATTCCTTGGTTTTGTATCTGTTTACACTGGTCGTATACTTCTTGAGGGAAGTAGTTATTTTTAATAGCAGTACTGATAAACTCTGCTTGTTCACTAGAAAATAAATAAGCTACTTTTACTTGGTCAATATGTAATAAGGGATTCTCATAGAAATAACAGAACCAATAAGCCAAACGAGAGAGGTTAGATAAGTCATCAGTACTTATGTCTTGATCTAACTTCTGTAAAAGACTTGCCTCCGGTTTGTTATTAAATGCTTTCAAGAAAGCTCTTAATTTAGATTCTTTAGTAAATTTAATCTCATTTTCATTAAGAACAGTATTAGCAACTGCCCAGATTTTATAAGGGCATTCTAGTTCTACCATACGATAGAGTTCTTCATGCATTTCCTGTACATCATCTACAAGTTCTACAAGGTATAACTCATACTGTGCACGAATTTTTAAGTCTTCAGCACAGCCGGGGTGATAGTGACGTTTGTATAAGATTCTGTGTAATGCAGCAGGAATAGAATAATCTTGTAAAATTTTTCTTAGTTCTTGTAGTTTATGAATACTACTATCTACTTGAAGTTCTGTTGTTACTTGTAACAATGCCCACCAGAAGTTCTGAGGGATTTCACCCGCTGCTTTTTTAGCAGTATCTAGACGTTGTTTCAGTTCTTGAATACTCATTGTTTGCTCCTATTTTCACCATCCTTTTGGTGGTTCTATCTCAAATATATCGCAGATGGTATAAACAGCTATTTCATAAGCACGATGCATACCTTCGTAATATTTTTTGGAAGGGTTATGTAGATCGGCATTAGTTATTGCTTTATCTGCTTCCTCAGCTAAAAATGTTCTAAGTTCTTTTATTCTGGTAAGAAGTTCTTCTTTTTGTAGTTCCAGTAATTCACTCATAACTGCACCTCTCGCAGACTATTACGCCATTTATCTCTAGCAGTATTCTTACTACGCCATCCTACTAGAACTGTTTTACCTTTATCTTTAGTTGACCATTCTTTATCCACTTCGGATATTTCTGGTTGTTCTTCATATCCCCATACGTTACTGTTATTATCAAAAGCAACAAACCGTACCCACTTTGGAATAATAAGCCCAGTACCATAGTAATCACGAACAAGAAGGCTATCGTCTTCAGGATAGACGAATCTCTCTGCTTTGATAGACAGTATTCTTTCTGGGAATACTTTATTATTTAGTACCTCTAGTTCTCTTCTTTGTTCTGCTATTTCTTTTTTGAGTTTTACTAGTTCTCTTATAAAGCTAATAATCTCGTTACTAAGTTTTCTTCTGTTACTAATCATGTTCTCTCTCATATCTTTAGTTCTCCACTAGCTATTAAGTCATCTTTCTGACTACACAAGGTAAATGCACTACAGAACTTACAGGCTGTGACTTCTCCCTGAACTTCTTTGATATATCCCTTTCCTTTCTGTTTTAAATAAAAGGCTGCATCATGAGGATTATCAAAATTCTTAGAAGCTTTCACTGCATCTTCTTTGGAGTAATATTTCCATACTGGTTCTTTACGCCAGAGTTCTTCATCAGTACATAGAGGTAATTCTTCTTCTGGTTTATCCCAGTTAAGATCTAGTTCTCTAAGTTTATTCTTGATGAATCGTTCTGTTTCTTGCAAACCAAGGAGAGGATATCTCTGACTTAATACTCTAAGAGAAGGATAGTTACCTCCTCCTTTAGCTTGGTTAGCAGACCAGTCAGTAAATAGATAATTTATTTGTAAGTAGTCACTAGTAATAATCTCTGAGTTTAACCACTTATAGATACTTCCTTGTAGAGAATACTTATCTGCATTGGTTTGGTTTAGATATGTCCATACTGAAGTACTCTTAAAGTCTTCTAATTGACCATCTATAACCAAGTCATACTTACCTGTTATTGTCCATCTATCTATTTGCTTAGAGTTTCTCTGTTCTATGTATACAGGTATATCTCCTGGTTTAACTGATTCAGGATTTATCTTGATACGTTCTCTTACTTTAGAACTCACTGAGAGCTTCTCTAAGGCTTTTTGAGGATCTAACCAAGCATTCTCTATGGCTGAGTGATATGCACTCCCCATACGAGCAGATACAAGGCTAGAGATATCCATAGCAAGAGTCTCATGCTCTAGTCTAGAGTTAAGTACTATCTGTCTTGTAGATTTAAGAAGACTAGTAGCAGAGATAGTCCATTCTTCTTTTGCATAGTCATAATCATCACTAGCAAGAAAGACAGAAACACTTAGAGGGAGGTTATAGATGTTCGTTAATAACATTCTCAGCCTCCAAAGCTGTATAGGCAATCAAATCTATATAGTCATCTTGTTTAAAGCCTGTAGAGCTTCTAGCACGCTTTAGACAACTCATAAACTGCCATCCTTGTGTCTCAGTAAGCTTTAAACCAGTTAAGGCATTAAAGAGTTCTACACAAGCTTTCATAGATCTCTCTTGCTCTTGGTTTCGTTCAGAAGCTCTTTGTTCAATAATATCTGCTGCTTCTCTTAAGAGTTGAGGAGCAGTCTTCTTAAATAGATCTTGTTGTTTAAGGTAGCTATATCCACCATTACCATTATTCATTTAGTGCACTCCAGCTAATAGGGAAAAGAGGTTTGATTACATCAGAAACCAAGAGAGCTAACTCTTGTACTTCTTTCTGAGCTTCAGGAGAGCTTCTGAGCTGATAGAAACGTGAATAAGCTAGAAGACTACCAGTCCATACCCAAGTAGTCTCCATACCTTGAGGAAGAATGAATCTAGCTTGTTCTGGAGCTACTCCATCTTCAATCATTCGTTCATAAGTACGTAAGCAGCTATCTACTGCTTCTTGATACTTAGCTTGCCAATATGCATTCTTGAGATGTTCATCACCTGAAGTTTGTTTACCCGCTTTATTTCTAAAGGTAGGAGTAAATACTTCGGGAAGATTACTCATGTATCTTCTACTTTGTTCGTTCTCTGAGAAACCTATCTTTGATTTGAAGCATTGAGTTCTGATAGGTATAGGCGCAGTTATTTGAAGAGTAATAGCTGTATGAGTAAAAGGAGAGAAGTGAGTATGTGTCTTTCTTGCTTGGTTCCAGAACTCTTCTGGTGTCCAAACTCCTTCTTGCATTTCTAATAGTTTCTTTTTATATGTATCTGAACTTAGTCCTCTTGCGAGATAATAAATAAGTGATTTGTTTTGTTCTTCTGTATAGCTAGCTGCTGTATTGCCATAACTGCATCTAGCTGCATTAACTACAGACAGATCACTGCCCATATGGTCTACATAAATTACTTTCATAAGGAGTTCCTTAAGTGAAAACAAAAATAAAGGTAGAGTTAGATCCTAACGTTACCTTCACCATTACCCCAGTAAAAAAGAACCACTATTCTAGTGGAAATATTCAAGCTAATACCCTTTCAGGTACTACTGATAATAAGGGGGTATGTATCATAGCACTTGAACCAGCTTGGTACCCTTACAGATTGAGCATCCCTAATGTAGCTGATGCTACTTACTTCTTGGTTGTAGCTTCAGAGGAGATTATTCCTCTCAAAGAGCTCAAAATAGACCATGTAAACTATGATCCATTCAATCCTCTGGGTGAGACTATTCGTAAGCTTATAGAGGCTCAGGTAAAGCAATATGAAATACTCAAGAAGATAGAGGAAGAAAACAAGAAACTCCAAGCATGGCAAGCAGGTCAATCTAAACCAGGGGAAGTAGATACCTCTGGTTTGAAGAAGCTTATTGAACAGTTCTCTAAGCTTGTAGAAGCTAATATTGAGAGCAAGGTTCTTTTATTAGATGCTATTAAAGAGCTAAAAGAGCAGCATACTCAGTTGATGCAAACTCATGCTGATATGGCTCTTATAGCTAAAGACTATTTGATAGCTAAAGAACTAGGAGCTATTAATTTAAATGGTCATTACCTCTGGTTTGATGATAATAATAAGTTACGTTGGAAAAGAGGTATTCCTCAAAATGAAACTGATGGTCAAGCTATTAACTAAGGAGATTTATTTATGAGTTGTGGATGTAATCCTAATCCTTGTAAAGGAACCAAAGACCATAAACTTAATGATCTTATTGAACTCATTAAGCAATGGATAAAAATCGAAGTAGAGAACCAGAAAGGTAATACATCACCAAACCAAGGTGGAAGTAATGATGCTCGTATTAAAGCTCTAGAAGATAAACTCAAAGCACTTGAAGCTTTGGTTCAAAGAGCAGAAGTAGCAGCACAGACTGCTAAAGCAGCAGAAGAGCATGCTAAACAGTTTGTAGTAACTATTGAAACTACAGCAGCAGAAATGACTGAGAAACTCAAAGATGGGTTTAACCAGACTGGTTCATTCCAAGTTAACGGTAAGACCTATGAATATAAGCATGGGATTATTGTAGGAGTTAAGTAATGACTGACTATTGCTGTCCAGTAGATGACTTCATACAGGAAGAATGCTTATGCATTACTGAAGAAGATTGGCTAGGTTTACAGTTACAACTAGCTACTCTTCAAAGTAGATTGCAAAGCATTGCAATGAATAACCAAGGTAATCCTGCTGATTTGATGGGTATGTATACAGATCTAATGCTGAACATACTTAAGATGATGAATGCAGCAGCAGATACCACAGACAAGAATACAACCATTGCTTCAAGTACTGCTCATCAGTCAATGGTTATGTTTAACAATAACTATAAGCTCCTTAAAGGAGCTTTTGAAAACTTACAGAACTTCATTAATAACCTAGCTATTGATGGAACTCTTAAGTACAGACTGGTAGATATAAACCAAGATAAGAGCATACCTTTCTCAGAGATGACTGGTAATCCTATCTATAGAATAGTAGCTAATGTACGAGTAACTATTGAAGATATACCAGCTGATCAAGTAGGTAAAGTTATTCATGTAAGAAACTGTACTCAAGATATGCTTAGACTCAAAGGTAATATCAAACCAGAAGATAGTACTTATTTAAGAAGAGAAGGTTCTGTTCTTGGTTTAATCTGGACAGGCACACAATGGGATGCCTTTGGAGAGATGCCATGAGTTTGAAGAAGCTGGTAGAGCTACAAGCTAGTGCTATACCAGCAACCTATGAACAAAAGCCTCCTGTAAAGGAGGTTACTACTATCTATCCCTTCTACGAAGAAGAGTATTTCACCTTCGATGGTGAACCTCTCTCTATGGTTCTTAAGCATGCAGTTCATTACATAGATGAAGTTGACTATATGACATATACAGGAGAACCCTTATCTCTTGGTTTAAGACTTACTAGATATGAAACTCATCCTGAAGATTATATGTCTTACTCAGGTGAGCCTTTGTCTGTGGGGCTTAGATTGATACGTAAGGAGATAAATGAAGTTGACTATATGTCATACAATGCTGAACCAGTATCAATGACTTTGAAATTAGTAGTAGTTAAATACACACATCCAGCAGAAGAGTTCATGCTCTTTAATGCTGAACCTCTTTCAATGGCTCTTAAGGAGAATAAATAATGGTTAATAGTAAATATGGTATTTATGGTGAGTTTCGTCTGGAAGTACACAGACCAGACGGAACTATTAGAGAAGAACTTGATTGGCAGCCTAACTTGATTACTGATGTTGGTTTAGATGCTATTGGTATTAGTAAAGGATTTGCTTATTTTTGTGGTGTTGGTTCAGGTAATAATCCCCCTGCATTTAATCATGATGCACTTCAGAAAGAAGAAGCATTTGTTCAATTCAGAGATAACTACCCTGTTTTTTCTGCTCCTAGAATTATTATTGATAAACCTAATAATATGATACGTACATACAATGTGTTTAATTATGTATTTGCTAGAGGAGCTTTACCTAATAAAAACCTTTCTGAGATAGGTCTGGCTACTTTTTTCTGGGATAGAAATAATAACCGCTTTGATACATCTAAAAAATACTATACGACTAGAGCTCTTATCAAGGATATGTCTGGTAATCCTACGACTATCTCTGTAAGAGCTGATGAAGAGCTTTATGTATTTTATCGTCTATGGGCTATTGTTCCTTTATTCAAAAAAGAAGTAATTCTTGAATGTCCTACTAAATCAGGAGATGTAACTACTGGAACTAAGAGATATAAGATAGTCTACGAACCAAACCAATCAGCTAATTTATATAGTCCTTTTGAAGTAACTGATTATCACTTGACTGAAATGGGTGTTACTCTTTCTGAGAAGAGAATTACTGATGGTAAATGGATAGGAGGTATGGATTTCTCATTGCCGGGTAATCCTAAAGATGCTCAGACTTCTTACAATAGGACTAATACAATAGCACCTTACGTAATGGGTTCTCATGAGCTTATTTTTAACTGTATTAATAAAGCAGCTAGTTTCCATAGAGGTAAGCAACCTGCTATGGGTAAAGCCATCTGGTTTGGGTCTACTCATATTGAAATCATAGGTAATATCTATGATGTGGATGATGATACTAAGGGTATTCCCAAGACTGAAGAATATGAGTTTCAGTTTTCTTTCAAAGTTAAATGGGATAGATATACAGGTGATACTTCTGTCATCAAGGAGAACTAATGAGACCTAACTACTATGGAGTTAGCTCTTCTGGTTTCGTAGAACCAAGGGATAAATACTATCCCTTGGATATTTCTTATGAGAGAGGTGGTATAGCTATCTCTGATATCTCAAAAGGACTTCAGTATCAGAACTGGTTAGCTTTTGTAGATGGGTCAGATATTGTTATTAGAACTGCTACTTCTACTCAAGAACTCTATCGTATTACTTGTTATGGTAAACCAGAAGAAATAGATCTAACCTTTGATCAGAACATGAGACCAGTAATTGCCTATCAAGTAGGTAATAACTCTTATGTGTATAGTTTTCATATAGAACTAGGAGATTACTCTCATACTAAATTTGAAGGTGTACGTAATCCTAGAGTAGCTCTGGATGAAAAGAGACTAATAGCTATCAATGAATCAGATGTTATCTTTGGTTTTATGCAAGGTAATAAACTCTGTTACAAGATCCAAAGAGATAGATGGTTAGTTACTACAGAGCTTAAAGACTACTCCCTTACACATACCAACAAGAGATATCTATGGAAGATAGGTATGACTAAAGATAACAGATTTGGTTTCTATGTGAGGTAACTATGTATCCAACTAGAAGTGATTTAAAACTAAGAATTCCCTATGGAGATACTCTTAATCTAAGAGCAAATATAAATGTAATACCCACAGGAGAGAATCCTTTAATTACTCAAGTAACAGCTCAGATAAGAACTTATACAGATGAATGGTTAGCTGACTTAGATGTATTACCGGATAACGATGAAGTTATACTTAGATGTATGACTTTATTGCCTGTTGGTTTGCATTTCTTGGATATACGTATTGAGACTGTTAAACCTCAAACAGGAGAATCAAACATACAGCATACTGAAGTTATCCAGCTAGAAGTAATGCCTTCTGTTACTCGTCCTTGGTATCAAGATCCTTCTGGTACTGATAGGAGATTTGTACATGGTTGATATAAAGCTTTCTCTGTTACCTAATAAACCAGTAACACTAACCAACATGAAAGATTCTACTAAGCTCACTCTTCAACCTACTCAAGTAGTACTAGCTACTTGTCCTAAGACTTTTACTGGTACTACTCCTCCTGCAATTAATAATTTCAACTGGAACTCAACTAATTGGTGATTTATGGCTCAAATCTATTTCTATAAAGAAACTGCTGCTCCTGCTGTATACACAGCTAACTCTGTTTATTTCATTGCTCCTACAGGTAAAGACTATCTAGAACTACATGTAACAGGTAGTAATGCATCAGTAGTAAAGAAGCTTCCTACAGAGGCTGATATACGTTCTTGGATAGCTGCTGGAGGCGTTGGAAAGACTCCTCTGAAGGTAGTAGAAGATATTGATGCTAGAGACGCTCAGAGAGCTTCTGCTTCAATGTTCTATGTTAAAGATGCTACTAAAGATACTTCAGTAAAGAGAGGAGGAGCTTTCTATATCTATGATGGAACTGCTTTCACTAAAGTAGCTGAAGCAGAGTCTATGGATATCTCTGTTGCTTGGGATGATATCAAAGAGAAACCAAATGTAAGCAAACAACAGCTAGAGACAGCAGTAACTAATACACATACTCACGCTAATAAAACCCAACTAGACAAGATTGGTGAATCTAATGGAGTACTCACTTATGGAGGTAAAGCTATTAGTACTGAATGGGTAAAAAATGAGTGGTAAGTATGTTTAATAAATTAAAGAATAAACCAACAGAAGTAGAAAGAAATTCTCTCTATCTTGTAAAAGATACTCCCGGGGATGGTTTTGACTTCTTGGTTTCCTCTAATAGAGGTGAGTTGGTACCCCTTGTTCATAAAGCACCTCCCGGGGTGCTTATTACTAATGGTTTTGGAGAGATGGGTACTAACTATAACTTTTCTGATGGAAGACTAGGTACTAGTATAGCTAGTCCGGGTAGGTTTCCTTTTATTTTAGGTAAAAATAATGCACCTAGTTTTCCTTTTAAATCTACTATGGAGACAGACGAACCATTGTGGTTAGACCCAGGTAATTATGTAGTTTCTTTTTGGGCTAAAAATATATCTGGTAATTCAAGATTAGAGTTCACTATGCCTCAGTATGATAGAGATGGGAATCTTGTATCTGAGGCGAATTTTTATACTAATAGTTTTAGTGTAATTCCTGGTATGGGTAAAGGGGTATATAATTTTACTAAAGTGGGGGATTATGCATCAGCCAGTAGTATTGTTAATAAAGTTCCAAGTACGGCTCAAATATATATACTCAATAAAAACTATAAAGGTAAAGATGGAATAATCTATGAAGGCTACTCAAGAGAGTATTACTATAAGAATGTTCCTAAAAATAGACTCTACTTTAGTAATAACTTAATAAGAGTTGAAGCAGATTTAGCAGAAGACGCTCCTGCTGTTAAACTTGATGGAAGTTCTTCTATTGGTTTTGGTATATACAATCCAGCAGTTCCTGATAAAAGTAGTCTATATAATCTTAAGTCAGTAGTTATCAATAATGCATGGACTAGATTTTTTTATAATATAACTCTTAAAGAAAATGCTGCTTATGGTTTCTATCGTCTTAAGTGGGAAGTACTGGTTGATGACACAACAGTTGCTATAGCCGGTATATCTTTAAGGAGAGTTTAATGAATGAAACACTCTTAGTTCGTTTACTGATTTTCTTTCCTAAAGCATTTGCAGCAGTAATAGGAGCTATCTTTGCTTTGGTTTTGTCTGGAGATATAGATACTAAAGGAAGACTACAGTTATCTTGGGCTGTAATACTCAAGTTTACTTTTACTGTTACATTGGCTCTCTATGGTGGAGAAGCTACTATAGAGTTCTTTCATCTACAATCTTATTCTTCAGCTACACATGGATTCATTACCTTATGCTTTGCACTATTTGGTATGCTGGTTGTAGGTATCGTCTATCAATCTATAGCACTACTTAAAGGTAAGTCTCTTATAGAGATAGTAGCTGAGATAGGTGAAGCCCTTAAATCAATATTCAGGAGTAAATAATGCAAGTAAACTATGACTACGCACTCAAACAAGTATTAGTTTGGGAAACTGGTTTTGATAAACCAACAGCTAAATACACTGCTACATCTCTTATCGAAGAGTGTATTCATCTCACTAAAACTACTCGTAAGAACTACACAGGATTAGTAAATCATCCTAAAGATCCAGGTGGTAAAACTAACTTTGGTGTTATTCAAAGAACCTATGATTCTTTCAGAAAGAACCAAGGAAACCAAAAACAAGATGTACTTTTTATCTCTCCCGAAGAGATCAAGAAGATCTATGCACAAGAGTTTGCTAGGAAGATTAGGTTTGATGATTTACCTACTGGTTTGGATTATGCACTCTTTGATTTTGCAGTTAACTCAGGAGTGAAGAACGCAGTCACAGAGTTACAGAAGTTCTTAGGTGTTACTCCTGATGGTATTCTTGGAGCTAATACTCTAGCTGCTATTAAAAACAAACCAGTAGATAAGTTAGTTCTCGGTTTGACTGAAGCTCGTATGAAGTTCCTTAAGAGACTTCCTCATTGGAGTGACTTTGGTAAAGGATGGACTCGTAGAGTAAGAGCAGTAAATGAAGGAGCATTAGCTCTTATAGCTTCTAAGGATATAGATACTCAAAGACCTGTAGGAGGCTCTGAGAAGGCTTCTGGAGGCTTATCTGTTAAAGGCTCTATAGAGACCTCTCGTAGAAGTAAAGCAGCCCTTGCAGGTGGTGCTGTAGGCTTTTTAGGAGTAGTACCTGAAGTGATGGATACTGTACAACCTATTAGAGAATCTCTTGATGGTTTGAAGTATGCTGCTCTTATTAGTTTTGTACTTATGATTTGTATCTTTGGTTATATCATCTGGATAAGGACTAAGCATGATTAAGTGGTATGTAATGATAGCCTTGGTAGTAACTAATGTATGGAGTATTCAGTACATACAAAACCAAGAGAAGAAACATAACCTAGAGATAAGTACTCTCAAGTTAAACCAAGAGAAGAAACTTAGAGAGACTCTAGAAGCTAAACATGAACAACTAGTAGAGGCTATAAATGAAGCAACTAAAAGAAATGAAGTTACTGAGAGGGAGTTTAGTAGTTTGGTTGATGCTAATAAGCGCTTGCAGCAAACCATCAGACAGATGGATTATAGAGTCAAACAACTACCAGAAGCTGCCAGAACCGCATACACCTCTGCCCTCTCACACGTATTTACAGAATGCACAGAACGATATTCTGAAGTGGCAAAAAGAGCTGACGGACATGTGTCAGATATACGAATGTACCAACGACTAAATCAAAAGCCCTCTAAATGAGGGCTTTTTTAAGAGTAGGAAATCTTTATTGAATCATCCTTTTTTATGAGAAGGAAGTTAGTCTCTATTAGTCTTGGTACTGTCATATCCAAAACTCTTACAACATCTCTTGAATAAGGATATTCAGACTTAGAACGAGATAGAAATTCTAATGCTTTGTTAGGACTAGCAGTAAACATAGCATTTCCTTTCATTATTTTTATTCTTGTAGCATCTAAAAAGTCTATTAAGTAATTATCTAATACTGCATGAATATGAGGTCTTTGAGCAAATATCTTTAAGACTTTTGTAGGACAAACCAAAGGTACTAAAGAAAGGAAGTTAGCTATTGCTTTTAGCTCTTGGTTTTCTGTTACAGAATAAAGCTTACTTATTTCTGATATTGAACTTGGTTTATCTTGTCTTGTAACTTCTAGGTTTAGTTTTGTATTCATTAGTCGTACAAAATTGTTAATGTGTTACCATCTTTTGTAATAAGAAAATAAGATTCTAATAATCTAGGTAAGACTATTGCTAATGTCGCATAAGTAGAAGCTGAATAAGGATAGTCAGTCTTTTGTTGCCACAGGAAGTCCATTGCTTTAGGTATAGTAGTTTTAAAGTTAAGACCTCCTTTCTCTATCTCAACTTCTGTAGTGTTAAGCATGTAGACTGTATAGTTATCAAGATCTACATAAGGATAATCATCAAAAATACCTATCCTTAAAAATTTAGTAGGACAGTTTAGAGCTATAGAACACAAGAAATTAGCTAGTACTAACAAATCTCTTTTTTTGGTTATAGAATGAATTTCTTGTATTTCTTCTACTGAACTTAGATTAGTATCTCTCAAGACTATTAGTTTAATTTCTGAATTCATATTATTTATACTCAATAGTTAATGAATTACCTATCTTTGTAAGATAGAAAGAAGAATTAGATACTAACCTTGGTACTATTTCTTGTATTTGCCCAAACATAGGAAAAGAGTAAGGATAACCAGAGTTTAAATTCTCTAAGAACTCTAACGCTTTATCTAGATTAGTTTCAAAACTTAAAGATTGTTTTGTTATTCTTATTTTATTAGGGTTAAATATAAATATTGTGTAGTTATCTAATTCTATATAAGTATAAGACTGTTCATAATCTACTCTTAAGTGTCTTGTGGGACAGTAAATAGATATAGAAGATATAAAGTCAGCTATTCTTATTAGTTCTTTATGTTGAGTTATAGGGAAATCTTCATAGAGTTCTTCTATTGAAATTCTTCTTTTTCTTTTTAGTATCTTTAGATCAACTTCTGTACTCATAGAGATTCTCTTAGTAACTCTTAGTGATACTCAATGGTCATTGAGTTATCGACTTTCCTTATAAAGAAAGCAGATCCTATTAGTCTTGGTACTACAAGCTCTATTAGTTTAGAAGTAGTAAAAGAATAAAGATATGCAGATTTAGCCTGTTTTAAAATGTCGAGTGCTTTTTGTGTATTAGTGATAAAAAGCCTATTGCATCTTATTATTTCTACTTTTGCAGGTCTGAGTATGTTTAGGGTATAGCTATCAAGTTCTATATGAGGATAAGGATGCCTAGCACCTATGAATAAAAATCTTGAAGGACAAACCAAAGGTATACGAGTTATGAATTTAGCTACATCTATCAAATCACTGTCTTGAGTTATAGGATAAGTATCGTACAGTTCTTGAAATGAACTTAATGAACCATTTCTCAAGAATCTTGTATTAATCTTTTGTCTCATATTTTATCGGTATATGATAGTCAATAGATTATCTTCTTTCGTGATGAGGAAATTAGTTCCTAGCAGTCTTGGTAATACTTCTATTAGTATTGCAAGTACGACATACGAACAAGGATAACCAGTTTTTAAATGTTTCAAGAATTTTAATACCTTTTGTTGATTAGTAATTATGCCTATATGACATCTTTTTACTATTTCTATTTCTGTAGGGTTTAATATAAATAAAGTATAGTTATCCAAATCTACATAAGGATATCCATCAGCACCAGCAATTACTAAACGTTCTGTAGGACATTCAAAAGATATAGTTGATATGAAACTAGCTAGATTAAATAGTTCTTTGTCTTGAGGTAGAGGACAAGTATTTCTTAGTTCTTCTATTGAACTTGTCTTACCACTCCTTTTAATATCTAACTCGATATCTTCCATCATATATACTTCAAGGCATTTACTATTCTGGCTTTAGCTCCTTCCATATCTAAGATATAAAGAAGTTGTACATTACCACCAGAAGGAAAGCTTAGAGATCCTTCTCTAAGCACAGGTCTATATTCACAACCATATAAATAACCATCATCATCACAAGCTAAATAATGTACCCAATGAGGTACATTAAATACTTGCTTCATGAAGATTAGTTTCTTTGTTGGTTTGAATACTTGCTTGATTACTTTCATAACTACTCCGAAAAGCACTAGCGTAACACATATGCCTTAGTGCATTAAGTAGTTCATTAGTATTGTCTTTTAAATATTTACCTTCAAATAACCATCTTTTACCTCGTTTCCTAAAGGTGTATCTAAAACCAGAAAGGGAGATATAAACATATCTCCCCTCAGCTTCTAGTTCTATCTCTTGGTTTTGGTATTCAATTTGTACTCTATGTAGTATCAACAAAACCAAGGGATGAATAATCCTATGCATGTTCAATACCCATTAGGAATTTAATAGCAAACTGAGACCAAGCTTCATACTGTTCTATGTTCTCTAATACTTGTTCAGGAGTTAACCACTCATACAGAGCTAGTTCTTCACTTGGTTCAATCTCTGATAGTTCTGCTCCATAGATCCTTCCTGAATGGACTCTAGAGACGTCATCTACATCTAGGTTAATGATTCCTTCAGGATAGAATTCCATGTCTTCTAGATCCTGTCCAAGCTCTTCTTTAACCTCTCTTTCAAGAGCATTAAGCAGAGTACTAAAGATATCTTCTTCGTAGTCTTCTAGGTTTACATGTCCTCCAATAAGAATACTTTTTAAACCATGTAAACGGTTCTCTGAGCCTCTACGTGTATAACTCAATACCTGTCCTTGCTCATTACTGATAACAATCACAGGAATGATTTGAGGGTAGTTAGGTTCATTCTCACAGTAACTTCTATTAAGCCATGCAATAGAAGTAGTCTTGATATCTTCACAAGAAGTATTGGCATCTTCTTTTCTAATACACAACACTAATTCATCTTTCATTGTTTTCTCCATATATTAAAGAGCTCTTCGAGCATATCAGGGTCTACTTTAATACCATTACCAAAACTAGCAATAGTAATATGTTTAGAAGTAGTACGACTGTAGTATTTATTGGTTCTATAGGTTTGATTATTTACTTTTAAACCAACAAGAGTACGGTAAGAAAAAAGGAGACTAATATCTCCTAAACTTACTAAAACACAACTGGGTGTTACTTGCGTCGTTTCCATAAAACTAAAGCAACAAGTAATAAAATAAAGAAAGCTATCAAATACCCAAACACAGGGAAGTAAGCTGATAAAGCAAACAAAGCTGCTGTGATAATTGGTTCATCAAGACTTTTTATATTGGCTTTAAGTTTGTTCATTAGTTCTCCTAGTTAGAATTAGCCCAGTAATGAATGAGAGCTATATTTGATACTGTCATCATTACCATCAAAATTAATACTGACCATACAGGTACAGTAAATATCAAACCAAAAGCAAGAAGTATGCTTAGGTAGTTAGCTATTATTAGTTTCAAATATTTTCTCCAATTCTTCATAACTAGCATTGTTAGGTATTTTTATTGGTTCAGCCCAAGTTCTGTATACCTCTAACTCTGCCTCTAAGTGTATGTCTGAATCTTGTATCTCAGGTAGTTCTTGCCAACTCATTTCTTCAATGAGTACTTTGTTAAACCACTCAAGACACTCAAGGTCATCTTTAATAATAAAGTACAGAGCATCATGAATAGTCATACAAGGAAGTATGTCTGTACGCCACTGAGAAGCCCATACACGCTTCATAACACCTACTAGTGCTCTAGTAGTTAACTGACAGTAGCTCTGACCTGAGATAGCATTTCCTGCTGTTCTAGCTTCTGCTTCTGCTAGTTGTGTATTCTTTATAGAACCTATAACACTCTTTTGCAGTACTGGAGTTCTAAGCTTCAAACCAAAGGCAAGAGTTACATATCCATCAATGGATGCTTGTTTGATCTTAGCTTTAGTCCAGTTGGTACTTACTTGATAGAGTTCATGGTATCTAGCTTCTATCTCCCTAGCTTGGTTTTCTTCTAAACCAGAGTTGTTTACTAGGGTTAACCAAGTACCCTGATACTGCAATGCAAAGCTTATAGTTTTACTTGCTTGTCTTAAGTGTTTATGAGTTTTAGATACTCTATTCACTCTCTCTACGTTGTATGTCAGAACGTCTAGCTCTTCTATTGGCTCTAGTGTCTTTATTTCTTTTAAGCTGTTCTCTGAGCTCATCAAGTGTTCCTTCTTCTTTGGCAAATGCTTTTAGGTTTCTGGCTAAGGTTGAATAAGAGACATCATATTCTTCAGTACACCAATGAATAGATTTACCTTCAAGAATGTGCTTATAACATTCACGAACCAAAGAAGAAGTAACTATGTTTCTAACTCTTTTAATATCTACCCAAGTCAGGTTAGTAAGCTTACAGTTAGCTTCATCACTATCCTTATGGGCTAGTTTCTTATTCTTAGGTCTAGCACCTCTAAAAGTAGTCAATACTAACTGATCTAAGAAGTAGTTTTTATATATACCAGCAATAGGTATTACTACTACAAGCTTTCCATTCTGTACTCTGGGTTCAAGGAGAGTCTCTCTACACATACGAGTAGAGTACAGTTTTACTCTACCCATATTAGATACTTCACAAATAGTATTAGGGGCTATTCTTTTCCATTGTTCATCAGGTAAGTCTCTTATAAATCTCATATAACTCATCTCCTGTATAGATTTTACTTTGGTAAAGAAGTTTCTCTTCACCAGTAAAATAAAGGTCTCCCATCTTATAACAACGGGTACCTTCAGGTACAGGATTTGTGTCAGGGATGTTGTAATAGTAAGCAGCCCTCATTGAATGACCATCATAGCCTTGAGTAAATACTGCTCTCTTATTAGGATCTTTCGTAAGCAGAGCATTTATTCTATCTTCAAGAGCATTAAAGTCTGCTCCTACTAGTATTTTCTTATCACTTACAAAGCATTCTTTAATTGCTTTACCCCATTTAGAACCAGAGGGAAGATTCTGTAGATTAGGTTTAGAACTACTAAGTCTTCCAGACTTGGTTCCTCCTATATTGAAGTTACCATGTAGTCTATAACCTTCTGGTGTCTCATCTGCATTTAGTAAGTGAGGTATGAAAGAAGTAAGTATCTTCTCTACTTTTGAATACTCTACTAGAGCATCTAACAGAGGTAGATAATCTTTATCTGCTATCTGTAGTAGTTTATTAAGAGTATCTCCATCAGTAGCTGCTTTACCTCCATCAGTAAAAGACTGTATAGGTAACTTGAGTACTTCATAAAGCAATACTCTTAGATGATCAGATGAATTCAAATTGAAACCAACAGAAGCATAATCCTCTATTGTTTTCTTGGTTTTTTTGAGAGTTACATTCTTCTTATTCATCATCTTAAGTTTGATGATCTCTAATGCATACTCTACTTCAGGGTAAGAATTGATTACTGCTTTAAGTCTAACTTTCTCTTGTTCTAATTCTTGCTGGACTAGTTTGACTTGGTTGATATCTATAGGTACTCCTACTATCTCCATCTGTAGTAGAGCCTTTTGTGTATCCTTTAATAACTTGTATAACTCTGGATTCTCAGGAGGATATTTCTTGTACAAATAGAACGTACACAAGCAATCTATTAAGTTATATCTAAGTAAGTCTTCTTCCTTAAGTTTAGATATATCTTCTACCTCTACTGCATAGTTACCTGCAAACTCATGACACAAAGTCTTAAGTGAATAACTAATAGAAGCAGTAGAGTTAAGAGCCATATAGGCTAATAGCTTAGTATCCTCCCAATCAAGAGTTTCTAAAGCACTTATCAACCCTTCTATGTCAGTTATGTCTTTCATGAATAACTCATATATGAGTACTTTCATGTCATAACTGGCATTGTGAAATATCAGCTTACCCTTATAGTTAAGAAGAAACTCTTTTAACAGTGCTCTCTTTTCTTCTTGGTTTTGTAGGTTAATAGCTATTCCATTATGTTCATCCCATGCAAAACCAATGGTATGAATACCTGCCTTAATAAAATCTAAGCTTTGGGTTTCAATATCAATTGCAAGAGTGTGATGATTATGGAGAGAGGTAAAGCAATTACGAAGGGACTGAATATCAGTATCAGCACCCACTTGAAGGGAAGTATGTATAACATCAGAACCAAGAGTGCTAATGGAATCATGGTACATCTCCTTAAGAGTATCTAAGCTCATCTTTAGTCTTTGAGCATTATGAGGGTCATATAACAAAGACCCATAGTTAATACCTAGAGTAGCTTTACGATTATCTACATCAAATACATAACCTAGATTTACTTCTGCTTTGGTTTGTTTAGTTATCAACTTAAAGTAAGCAGCATCTGCTATATATAAATACTTTACATTGTATAGATCCAACTCTTGGTTTAATTCTTTAAGCCATTCTCTTGCTTCCTTGGTTCTTACCTTTCCATCAAAGTACTCCAAGGGAAAAGCTATGAACAGCTTAGGATCAAGACACATGTAATATTGTTTTAGTTCTTCATACTTGAAGTTACTAGGTTTGATTAAGATAGCTATAGGATAACTATCTTGTTCTTCAGCAAAGATAATATTTCTCATATGTTTCCTGTAAAAACTACTTGTTTACGAGCTCTACTCACTGCTACATACAACAATCTCCAGAACATATCTTCACTACGTTTGAGAGCTTGTTTAATGTCACTGAGATTTATATACACTCTATCAAAAGTACTTCCTTGAGCTTTGTGTACTGTACAAGCATAGACACCTCTCAGGTCTATAAGTAAGTTCTTGTACTTGGTCTCATACAGACTTAAGTGAGAAGGAACATATTGCCATATACCTTTAACTTTAACAGGAAATATTAAATGTCCTTGAAAGCTGACAGGTTCTTTTATGTCTTCAATAAATACTGTTTCATTATTAGAGAAGGTAATACCATTAGTTTTCTTGTAAGTATTATTAATGAGCATATCCCCCTTACTAATTACTAGAGTACCTTTCTTGTGTATCTCTGCTCTTTGGTTTTCTTTGATACAACGATTGTTGGTATAACCTATGTATTTACTCTTGCTATATGACCAGTCTTCTCTAGTGAAGTCTGCAAGCATAGTAGCTTGAAAGTCTTCTAAAGAGCACCAGAAGACCTCTCTGTCGTCTATTTCAAAACCAGTAAAGGGAGTACCTTCTACTTTTGCTCTAAGGGCTGAGACAAGCTCTTGTAGCGTTCCAGGCTCTTGTCTAATAATCTCTGTGAGTTTTACTTGTGGGTAGTCAAATACTACTGATCTACCTAATATAGGGGGTAGCTGAGTGTCATCTCCTACAAAGATATATCTATGGGGAGATTCAATTAAAAAGCCCATGAGTTTTTCATCTATCATAGAAGCTTCATCTACTATTACTAGATGCTCATGGGAACCAGTCTGCCGTACTTTGTCGTACCCATCTTGGGTAGGAACCAAACCAAGAAGAGAATGAATAGTCTTAGCAGGTAAGCCTTGTTGTTCTAAAACTTCTACTGCTTTATTAGTAGTAGCTGTAAACAAGAGTTCACCTTTAATTGTTTTATCTATTGCCTCTTTGGTTTTATTGAGTTCCTGTAAAAGAAATGTCTTTCCAGTACCTGCATAACCATTAAGTACAAAGAATCTATCTTTAGTAAGTAAGAAGGTTTTTAAGGCTACCCATGCTCTTTCTTGGTCTGATGTTAGTTGCATATCTCTTTTTTATCTATCAGGATTGCTTTACCAAATGGTGCTTCAAAATTAGGGTTGTCATAAACAATCCAAACTACTGGTTTAGATGGTTCAGTACATCTATCTAAATCGAAGATATATCCATCAGTAAAAATAATAAGAGCTTTGCTATTGGTCTTTTCTAATGCTTCTAGAGTATCACTAATGCAAGTACCACCACCACCTCTAAACTCAAGGTTCTTGATGTTGGTGTATTTACTAATTATTTGAGTACCTCTAAAGTGATCATCAAACTGACTCATACCTAGTTCTTTTGGTTTGAACTGATCTAAGATTCCCTGTATTTCACTACAGAAAGCTTCAAACTCTTTTTGACTAATAGAACCAGATGTATCAATAACAAAGTCTAGTCTTTCCATTCCCTCAAGTCTTCTAGAGGGCATATAGAAGGGATACCTACGGTGAGGTCTAGTGAAGTCATATCTACCGTTATTACGAGCATTCAGCCATCTCTGAAGAATAATCTTCCAAGGCAGTTTAGGCTTCTCTAATTCATCAAATAACTTCTGTAATTCTGCTGGTAGATTACTTGCATTTTGACCTGATAAAGCTGTAGCAGTTCTAGCTTGGCTCATAGCTTCTTGAAGAGCTAACTCTTGATAAGCTCTGTCTTGTTGTCCGCTACTATTACCTTGTCCTTCACCATCATTACTTTGTTCATTACCTTGTAAGTCTTGAGGTACTGGAGGAGGAGGTTGATTGTTATCTCGCTGGTCTTTCTCTAATAGCTCATAGATCTCTTCAGTTGATAAGTCTTCATACTCTGGTTTTCTAGGAGCATCTTTAGGAATAGGAAAACGATAGTTATACAGCAGATTGTTGATAGTGATATCACAAGCTACATTCCATAGCTCAGGATTTCTAGTATGTTTTCGTTGTGTATGCATTAAAGCTATATGAAATAACTCATGCATATACCAGTACTGTTGGTTTTGAAAATCTAGGTTTAAGAATTCATCAGGATTAACAAAGATGTTATAGCCATCCGTGTGAATTGCTATATCTCTGTCAGATTTTATTAAACCAAGGTTATAAGAAAGGTAGTTGAAGAAAGACAAGCTACCAAAGGTTCGGTTAATTAGGAACCTAACCTCTCCTAGTACTTGGCTTACTTGGTTCATGGTACTCATCGTGACTCTACATGTTTTAAGAATATATCTGCAATTTCACTAATCTCTGCTGCTACATCTTTATCCTTCATAAAGAAGTTAGGATATTTATTTTCATGAAGCATAGTGAACAAGCTAAATCTAAAATCTACAGGTGTAGGTCTCAGATATTGAAATACTTTAGCCAAATCTGCTTCTTGTGCTTTCTCAGCTAGCATAGAGATAGTTGCCCAAATCAAACCACTATCGTTGTTATCTACTGGTTTAGCTTTACCAGAAACAATATCTTCGTACTTAGGCAATTTACTAAAGTAACGGGTATAAGCAATAAAATCACTAGCTGCTGCATTACCAACAGCACCACTCAAGAGTACATGAGTAGTCATATCTACTTTAGTAAGATCTACATCCTTAATAAGCTTACTAGCAAACTCCCATGTACGAGGACAAGCATAGGATTCTTCTGCTGAGTCTGTATAGCTATTAGCTAACATAGAGGGCTTGTACTGAAGGTAAGTAATAATCCTTGGATCAATCTGAGCTTTATAAGCATAATCAAACCAAGCTTTACTATCTAAACGGATATTTAAATGAATTAAACGACTCTTGAGAGCAGAAGGCATAGGAGTAACAAAAGAAGCATCCTCTTCTCGGTTACCAGCACATACTACAAAACAATTCTCATGCAAAGGAAACTCACCAATCATACGATCAAGTACGATCTTATAAGCTGCATGCTGTACTTGTGTGTCAGCGTTACGGATCTCGTCTAAGAATAAAAGCCACCCTTTCTTACTCTTCGGAGGAGTATCACCTTTAATTGGGAAGATACTCATAGGCAAATAAGTAGCTTTCTTTTCACCAATCTTGGGTAATCCCAACAAGTCTGCTGGTTCACATTGAGCCAACCGTACATCAATCAACTCTAGTTCAAACTTATCAGCAATCTGTTTAATCAATGCTGATTTACCTACACCAGGTTGTGAACTAAGAATAGGTACAAGACCAGCTTCCATACACTTGATTACTGCTGGTTCTGCTTCTGACAAACTAATGGCAAGAGACTGTATTTTTGTTTTAGACATTTTTATTTACTCCAATAGAAAAAATAAACCCACTCTTTTGAGTGGGCTGGTACAAATCAAAAACCAAATACTATTCCCAAGAGAGTTTCCATCTATGAGGATATTTCTCTGTTGGTTCTTCGGTAATAGTGAAGCCTTTGGCTTCCAGTGCCTGTCTAGTAGGATCAGTAAGTTTAACTACACTAACCCCATAATGATTAAACCAAGAGAAATAATCTCCATCAAAGGCATCTACTAAAGCAGTAGCCTCAATGTAAAGTAAATCTCTCTGGATAGCTAAAGGCTCTTTTCTAGAGCTTATATTTCTTAAAGAATCCCTATTGAATGGAATCATTGATACCTCAACAAATTGCATAAGAGTTATCAACTATATCATCAAATAGATTTTCTTTATTGATAGTAAGTTCAATACCTAACTGACTAAGAATACTCTCTAATACATTATTAGTATTCAGACGAGCTAAGCACTGGTTATACCAGTATCTGAGGGTATTCATGTTATTAGGATGACAACCATAACTATCATGCACTGTAACGACCTCAAACGGCTCATGTAAGAGCATATTGTGTAAGTCTAAGTACATTCCTACTAGTTCTCCTGTAGAGAGCTCTGTAGGCTCTTCTAGGAGGTCTGGATAACTAACCTCAAAGACCTCATAGTGCTCAGGTAAGAGCTTCTCTACTTCTTGAAGCTTAGTAGTTACCCATTCTTTGTTATAAGAGCAGTGTCTTATTACTGAACGTAGTAAGTAACTATCTACACTATGAGTAATATCTGCTGCATTAGCCAAGCCATAGTTTGATGCCTTCTGTTCATAGTACTGGACTTTCATAGCATAGTTAATAGGTTCAACCATTACTGAAGCCATACTCTTAACCAATGTAGGTTTATATACCTGATAACCATCAGGCATTACCCAAGCATGATAGCTTTTAGTCTTATCCCATGAACCAAGAAGTACAGGCATTATTGCAAATGCTCCGGGGAAGACTTCTTTAACTGCTTTATAGAAAGCAGCTATATTCTTACCAAAGATCTTCTTAGGAGTCTCTGTAGAGCCATATAGAGAAGTCATGACTGCTTGTTTACAGTCAGCATAAGAGACATCTACTTCTTCACCTAGTTCCTCCTGCATAACGTCTCTAACACGCATATAAGGATTACTACGATGCTCACTAATAGCATTAGTAGCTTCACATCCTTTTCTGCATCCAGTCATAACAGATAATAACTGTGCACCTGAAGCAGTAGCATCAAATCTAACTATTAGTCCTGTTGGTTTGTTATTACATACCTTACGGTACTCATTAATAGCTACCCAGTAACTGTAAGGATCATCTGCTTCTTCTGTGAGATCTTCTAATTCTTCATCATGAACCAAAGTCCAAAGGATACGATCTGTATAGTCCCACTTATCATGACCGTACATATTAGAAATATGTATCTGTATATATTCTAAAGGTGAGAAAGTTTGCATGATCCCTCCATCAGCATTACTTTAAACTCAAGGTGAGTAATATTTACTGGTTGTCTTGTGTACTCAGTAATTACTCCATTTTTAATAACTACATTAAAGTTATTAGGTAATAACTTTGTATATGGTTCAATCCACTCAAAAGGAACTATTGTAGGTACTCTTCTTTTAGAAGAAGCATTGCCTTGTGATACGGTGTTCCTTGAGGATTTATGTGATATCCGCATGAATAAATTCTTCCTCTGCTATCTACTTTATTGGGTATATAGAACTCTTTTTTACCCATAAGATTTCTAGTCAAATGAGCTTGCTTTAGATGCTTATCAAAATGTTGTATCCCAGGATTAGGTTCTTCAAACCTATTTAAGAGATCCCAATTAAGGTGATACTTCACTTGGTTCTGTGTATTCAGAACATCTAAACAAATATCTCCATCATGGTAGTTTCTTTTATCTCCTAGAATTAAGGACTCTTCTACCGAGTAGTAAGCACTGTCTGTATTCTTAACCAGAGGATTAGGCTTACTAATCATAGGAGGTATATACATAAGACTATCTATGTCTACCTCCAGTTGAACTGTAGTCCTAGCCATCCATCTCTTACCTTTCTGATATACAGCTATCAAACCAGTAGCTTCATCTAGAGCAATAAGTGCTTCTGCTGCTATAGCACATCCAGTAGGTCTGTCATCACTAAAGAACTCAGCAATAGAACTAGCTGCTGCTACAAGAGGCATAGGCTCTCTCCACAGACAGGTAATGGCTAAGATTGATAGAGGATTAGGGGTAGGTATCTCAAAGCTCTCACAGAGGCTATTAAGTGCTTTCTGAGCAGCTTCTTGTACTTCTGTATATAACTCACCTAAGTCTTCCTTGATTAGATCAATCTTGTGTTTGTTTCCAAACAACCACTCTAATTGTGTTTGTGTCATGGTTTACCTCTTAGCAAAAACAAAAACAAAACCAAAAGGGCGATAGCCCATCAGACACTACATTCCTGAAAGGAAGTAATTAAAACAAGAACACAAAACCAAGAAGGGAATAGAGAACCTACTCCCCTATGTACATACCAAAACCAGGGTATGCTCTTATGAATTTATTCATGATATCTTCTAATTCATTAAACGAAGGGAACACAGACCATAGATGAATGCAGTAATTACTACCTGCATATAGATAAATAGCTCCATGATCTTTGAAAGCAAAATAGTAATCAGTACTTTTCTCTGGATTAAATAACAGATGTACTCTTGAGATTGTTTTATAAGTTTCAAAGAAATCAGGGTAAATAATCCCATCAAAGTGAATTCTACCAGTGTGCAATATTACTTTTATATATGGAAAGAAGAGCTCTAGTGGCTGCTGATAACTCAAAAGATGAAGAATCTTCGGATCTAATTCCTTGCTCCAATTCAAGCTTTGCGAGTTCTCTAAGGTTGGTTTTGACACTTTTATATTTATCCCAATGAAGCAATAACAAATCAGAACGTTCATTATGAGTAAACATTTTGCTATATCTAGAAAACAAGATAGTAGTTGCTGCATACTTAGCTTGTTTTACTGTTTCAAATGTTCCTACTATAAAACCAGGTGAAACCATCAAACAGGTTCCGTGGATACTCAAGTTACCCCAATCAATGAGTTCTACAAGTTTAGGGTTTACTGGATAAGGTAGAGCTAACTTATCAGCAAGAATATCCAAACCAGCATTACCAGCTATCTTCATTACTTTGGGTATAAAGAAACCATCAAGTAATACTTTCTCTGAAACCAAGGAATGAGATATATGTAAATATGGATACTCTAGTTTAAAGGTCTGTCCTCTAATATCTATACCTTCAAACAATTCAGAATACATATCCATGAACTTACGTACTAGTATCTCTTCTTCTTGGTTTCTTGGTTTATGTAAGAGTATTTGATCTTTATACTTGAAGGTATAACTATGTTCATCCCATGTAAGTAATAAGTCATCTTTAGTGCATTTATTTATACCTAGTAATTGATCTCTCTCATAGAGATCAAGATATTTCTTCGGAGTTTTCATGGATGCGTCTTAAGTAAAGATAAAGAGCAGGCTTAGCCTGAAAGTTAACAGGATGTACCTCGGGAACATTAGCTAATAACCAAAATATATGATCAGATTCAGTTAGAGGTAGTACTTTTTCTGTACCTAATATATTTACTCTTAGATTGTTTCTAGTAGCAGATACTAAGTAATATTTATTATGGAAGATGGTCTGTATTGGTTTAGAGGGATCTAATACTAGGCTATTTTTAAATTTCTCTAGTCTCTCTAAACCAGTTTCATAATATCTACCTAACTGGTTTGGAGGATTAGTTATAACTTCTTTAAGAGCTAACGCATCTTCGTATGTACAATCAATATTCCAGTAGGAGATTTGATTCTCTTGTTGGATAAAGATTGAGCCACCAGCTTTACAGAAGTTAGGTAAAGACTTGATGATATCTGCTGTCTCTATTGCTTTATCAAAACTATCTATAAAGAAAGAGAAGGTATCATCACGTACCTGATAATAAGCATTAGCTAAAGCAATACTGATACCTCTATATGAGGCTGTGTCCTTTAAAAGTAAATCCGTCTTTATCTTGATTAAGGTATCTGTATTCATAGAAAGCTATTAGTCCTATTAGTAATCTAAAGTCATAAGGATTAAGTTTCACTGCAAATAGTCTGTAACCAATATTACTACTTAAGTGGTTTTGCATAAAAGAAACCCTTGTTCTTACAAATTGGTTTGTATAACCAGCATGAGTAAATAAAGACTTATATGGTGTGGTTAATAACCAGCTAAACCAAGAAACAAATTCTACATCTAAGTAGTTTGTTACAAAGACAGGTTCATCAGTATTTAGATATAGAGACATAGAATTATCAGTTGTCTCTAATCTAGTATTTCTAAGTCTTAGCTTACCTGTCTCAAAACCAAAAGGAGTATTTATCCTAGACTCAATAAATAACTTCTCTTTCTGGTTTTGTGAGTTACAAATAACACCTGAATCAGTAAAAGCAAGGATGAAGTTCTCTAATGCTCTATACATAACTCCATCTACTTTCGTAGGAGCTAGGTTCATAGCATAGTAGTTATTAACAAGTTTGTTATATCCATCTTCTAAAGAGTCAATATTAATACTCTGATAACCATTAGAGACTTCCTTACTGTATAAGTTCCATCCATTTATAAAAATATAACCGTTAAGAGTTATCTGTAGTTTTGCTTGATCTAATGTAGGAATCATAAGCACTTAATCATTAATTGTATGCCTTCGCAATTACACTCAAACCAACCAATATATTTAGTCTTGGTTCTAAGTGCATAACATTCACCTTCATCTTCTACTATGTAGTTCTTGTACCCATCAAAGAGGGTATATCTACTACACATAAACCACATACAAAAAGCAATAGTTTCTGGTGAAGTTTTATCTTGTATAACAGGTCTATGCCAATCTTTATGCCATAACTGAAGATAGTCTTTGCCTATTCTTAAAGCATAATTATCTCTGGTATACATACCATCATTAATAGAAAACCCCTTAATAGGGGCTAACATACCTCTAGCTTGTGCGTAGAGTAGAATTCTCTTACTGCTTTCGATGCTATTCATATATCTTTGCTAAAGTTATTAAACCATCTGCTGTTATAGTTTCTGTGGCTAGGTTCTTTGCACAATGTCTAAGAGATATAGTTTTTGAGTAATAATCTATATCATATCCTCTATATTGTTCTCTATCTCTAAACATCCAAGGATATTTATCTTCTATATAAAATAAACAAGCTAATTGTTTTACTCTTTCTTTTAAATTAAAACTACAAAAGATAACCTTAAATTCACTACTAAAGTTAAAAATATACAAAGGATATAATTCTTCTTTATATAAAGATTCTGCTGACATTAAAGCTAACTTAGCTTTAGTTAAATATTTCTGGGTTATTCTCATGGATTCTTCTTCCATTCTTGGTACTCTCTTCTTAAAAGAGGTATACAGTTAATAACATCATAGATACTAGGATTAATAATCTTAGCAATATCTCTATTATTTTTAGTAATAACTAAAGGCTTTCTTAAATGAACTCTATATCCATCGTAGCCTTTATCAAATAAGGCTATTTTCTTTATGTCTTTTGCAATCCAATAATATAGAGTTATACCCATTAAGTTTTTATCAAAATTGATGTTTCTAGTTAATTCATTTCTTGGTATATATCTACCAATATCTTCAGTAAGACTCTTAATCTTTAAATACAAATGCAGTTCGCTCAAAGATTTCGGTAAGTTCTTTAACATGGTCAAGTTGGTATAAGTTAAAAAGTTTTCCATTATGTGTTACCTCATCTCTAGTACTGCTGTAACTAAAGTCTTCAATATCAAAACTAAGAAACAAAGGAGCACCCACTAATAGCAGGTATAAATACTCATATATATCTTCTCTTTCTACACTCAAGAAATAAGTAATACCTGCTACTAATAAATAACTATTACCATTGGCTTTACATGTAATAAAACCAAAGGTAAAAAACTCTGGTAGTGTTATTAATCTCAATATTTTTAACTCTTGTTTTAAGTCTTCTATAAAACTAAATTCTTTCTGTGAAAAGTCATACATATTGGTTTTCCTCATAAATACTTTTTTCGTCATACCTAACTAAAGGTAACTCATGTGTATAGTTGGTATTTCTACAGATAAAAGTAATTGCTTTAATAAAGCCTTCTATAGTTCTTGGTATTTTCTCTACAAAAGGATTAATAAGTTCTTTATCAAAGTCTCTTCTGCTATCAGGCATGAAGTATTCATCTACTACATACCAGAACCTGCCTTCTATATATGCACAATCCTTCACCAGAAGTTCTCTAAAGGGCGATAGCATAAAAGCCACTACCCAATATAGGGTTTTATATTCTGTGACGACATAAGCGCTCCAAGAGCCATATCTGATAGTACAAGTCTCATCTACCTCAAACTTAATACCATCTACCTCTTGGTTTATCTTCATTAGAAGAATCTTAACTAGGGTCTCATCTACTTCAAACATATCATTGCTCTAGTTTTAATAACTTAATCAAATCATCATCAGTAGCAATTTCTAAATCAGGTAATACACTAAAGATTCTCTTTATCATCTCTTCCCTAAAATACTTATCACCCGGATACTCAGGTGCTTTCCTTGTGTCTATATCATTATCTTTATTCATCAATGCTCTATTACCTTCAGGTGTATAGGCATAGACATAATCACCTACTCTAAAGGCAATAGTTCCTTCTTCTGGTTCTTTATTAGTAGTAACAATACCTACTAGAGGCGCATCTCCAAACAGATAAATCCTATCTTCAAAGCATCTAACTTTAGGGTTACTACCTACAGTACTAATTACATGATTAACCAGTTCTAAAGCTTCTTCATCACCTTCTGGTTTTAACCATTCCAACATAAATACTCCTAAATAAATAATTTGGGTCTGAAAAACAAAAAACACACAAACAAAAACACCACATATCTCTATGTGGTGTAATGATAATCATTCTCATTTAGAAAGTGCCCCTCCGGGGGTGGTGTCCTAGGTTTCCCCTTTCTTACTCAAGTATTGGTAAGAAACTTCACGACTAGTAGCTCCCGTATTGTCTATTCCTGTCCTTGGTAGGTGGATAGTAGAGTACTACTAACTGTTACTGGGGAGATGAGATATGCAACGCTGGTGTGCCATGATAGTTAGTTATAAAAAATTAGGGTCTATAACTAACTACCCACTCATCCCTAGGATACCGACTCTGTTTGTCAGAAAGAACTCCCTTAAGTTCTTAGAGTCTCTACTAGTACTACTATCGCTTCACAGCGGGATACTAGCTTTACTCTCCATATAACCACTCGGGTCATATACTCCTACCACAGACCAGAAGAAAGACCATTGCTAGTATTTCCACTGACCCCCCCGGAGGGACTATCCGATTAGGTGGATAGACAATACGGGAAGAAAAGTACAAGGCTTATCTTACACTAATACAGACTCTTGTAAAGAAATTTCTGTAAGTCTTCAAAAACCAAGTAGAATATAACCTCTACCTAACCGGAGTATACTCATGACAGCTAAACAACTACACAACTTCGCTCTCTTTAGACTAAGAGAATCTATCTACGGTACTGAAGATGTAAGACTTCATCCTCATGTACTAGCTACTTACTTCCAAGTGCCTAAAGATCTCATCTTAAACCTACTAAACGAACTACAGCAGAAGAAACTCTTAGAACATACTCAAGAACACTACTATAAGCCCCTCTAAGGGGCTTTCTCTTTATGACCTATATCAGAACCCTCTTTCATCCTTAGAAAGCCTTACAGAGCTTCCTATGAAGGTTATATAGAATTCTCTTGTGTACTTAGCTTGTACTAAGATAGTCTGATTATTAGTAATACTAACTAATATCTCTTCCTGAGTTTGAATAGCTTCAACTTCAATGTTCTCTTCATCAAAGATGAAGGTATTTACTGTCATCTCAGCTACTCTACGAATATTCTCAATAGTATCTGCAAGCATTCCTAACTCAAGCATGTTGTATACAGGTTGAGTAAGCAATCTAAACTTAAAATCAATCATAAATAGCCTCCTAAGGGCTTATAAACACAAAACCAAGGGAGGGATAAACCTCTTGGTTTAAAGAGGCTCTATGAGCCTTACATGAGTTCTTGCGAGCAGAGCTTAGTACTTCAAGCAACCAAAGCAACGACGAAACCGCACGGAGAGAAGCCCGAAGCGAAGCGTAGGGCTTATCGAGTACGGATTGAGGAAGTTGCGGGTTTGGTTGATGGAAGTACTAAGCGATTGCTCGCAACCAACAACCAAAAAACAAAACCAAGAAAGAAATACACATACTTCTTCTCTTGGTTTTAATAACTGTCTTATTCTTTTAAACCAAGGTCTATATCTTTACAAACCAAGGGAAGAAATAATTAGAGGATACTTCTCTCCTTGGTTTTGTATAAATAATTAAACCAAGAGATAAATACATACCTCGAGGTAATAATTAATAGAACCAAGGAAGGAAATATATAAACCAAGAAGATAATATTCTTTACCTCTTGGTTTATATACTTACTCCTCTTGGTTTAGTAATTAATAACTGTCTTTTTCTTTTACTAATGACACTCCTCCAGTAATAACCCCTACCTCCTCAAAAGATGAAAAACTAGAAGGCAAGCACTCGCTGCGCTCATGCTTGCTTCTGTTTTTCACTTTCTCGAGGCACCAACGGGGTTATTACTGTTCGGAGTGTCTGAATACTAGTACAAGAGTAAAAGAGGGATATACCTCTCCTTGGTTTTGTGTCTAGAAGCTCCCAGATGGATGTATAAGAGCTTATAAGACTAAACCAAGGGAAAGATATACCCTAGTAGCTTATAAGCCCTTAGAGAGCCGTTTAAAAGAGATTTACCAACTGATATAAACAATCATTGTTGGTTCTTCTTCGTCATTAATAATTTCATAGCCTAGGGTTGATAGCTCATTACGAACTAAATCCCAATCTAAATTTCTTATACAAGGGCAGTAGTATTCTTCTTCTTCTTCTTCATGTCTCTCCCAGTCGTTCTCTCCATCATAAAGAGAGAAGTAGAGCTTCCTGTGTCCTAATTTAGCAGCAGCTTCTATTGCTGGTGCAATAGTGTCATTAAGCCAAGACATAGTTGAACTGGTTAGGAAAGAATTACTCAAGTTTTCTGCTTCTTTTGCTGTAATCATGTTATTACCGGTGTTTTCTTAAAAATTAAACCCCTAGTTTCCTAGGGGTGTGTATTAATACCAACTGATGCAAGCAATAGCTTTCTCATCTGAATTTGATATGTTGGTTATTCCATATCCAAGACTTGCTGCTTCACGTATTGCAGCATCAAGATGAGCAGCAATCCAGTCTTTTGTGTATTGAGTTTGGTTTTCTTCACTAATTGTCTTTGCTTCTGAAGCTTTTAACATAACTGACATAACTTTTCTCCAATTAAATAATTATGGTGTTACCGAAGGTCTTAGTGATGGATTCTCTACCATTGCTAACAATACCTTCTGCAATGAGCTTAAACCCTTCTCTAAGGACGAATGTAGCCTTAGAAGAGTTAAACCATACTAAGTGAAGGGTATAAGGTTTGAATGTCTTAGAGAGCCTCTCATGCAGTTTCTGAGCATTTGAGTACTCAATATCATCAAGTACTATTGAATTCATGTAGATCATATAAACCTCACTAATGTCTCTTTAGGAGACAACCAAACTAGTTCAAAAGGTATGTCTAGATTTATACCTTCAGCTAATCTCTCACATTGCCTTTGTGCAAGAAGATTCTTCCCGTTTCTTGTAATAGGGTCAGTGATTTTACATTTAGGTGACATTGAATATTTACCTCTTGGTTTAAGAAAATTAAGGTTTAGTTTCAAATTATTTTTTTATTTACTAAAAAACTAAACTCTAACTGTCTTCTCTTAAAAATCAAACTCACCTATTTCTAGGTGAGCTTGAAAGTTTAGGTTGATCAAATATCAATCTCGACATCTGCTGCTGATGATTCATCAACCAGGTGAATATTTACCTGAAGTACATCAAGGATATTCTCCTCAGTGATCTTACCTTCACGTATGAGTTTCAACAGAACACTCCCAATCTTGTGGGATTCAAGCAGAGGAAGACCATTAGTGCTGATACGTTTGTAGCTTCCATCTTTAAGACGAATGCTGAAATTCAAGAAAGCAGCAGCAGACTCACGTTCTTGAGCTTCAGTAGTAGCGTTATTGATAATTACTTTACGTGCCATGATTAGTTCTCCAATTAGTTAATGAAAAGGCTAAATGAGCCACTACATACACGAAGTGTAGTAATTAAAAGCCTCTTTTGAACTGTTTTAAACCAAGAGAACCAAACAAAAAAATAATCCCCAAACCAGATTTAACTGATATTGGGGATTAGACACTCATTGCATCACCTTGATAGTAGCAATGGCATAACCAAGCAGACGACAGTGTTCTGCTACTGCATAAATACTTTCTGCGGCTATTACACTAACAGATGCGTCAGTAAAGGTTACGATGAACTTGAACATAGTGAACTCCTAGGTAAAGTTAAGGCTTAATTGCCACTACATTCATGCAATGAAGTAATTAGAAATAGACTTCAACCTAAAGGAAGAATAATTATTGATTAAGATGATTAAGATGATTAAGATGATTAAGATGATTAAGATGATTAAGATGATTAAGATGATTAAGATGATTAA